TTATGCCACGTCGATCCACTCGGCGCCCCGGCTGTCGCGGTAGAGGGCGGTCATCGCTGCCGACTTGTGACCGAGCAGCAACTGCGGATCTCGACCTTCTGCTGCGTGCAATCGTGCCGCCAGTGAGCGCATTTCGTGGAAGGTCGGCGGGCTCGCTCCGAACTCAATTCCGGCGCGGTCCCGTGCGGCTGCAAATGCGCTGGTCAATGTGTCCAGCATAATCGGCATCCCTGGCGTCGCGCGGCTCACGGTGCGGCTGTGATGCACAAGATGCTTTGACACTACCGCATCACGGCAGGCTTTAACCACCTCGCCCAACTCGAGCCCGATCGATTCCAGGCGCAGCTTCGTGCTGATCCGCAGCCTGGCGCCGGTCTTCGCCTGAATGATGTGCAGATGCTCGTCATACACGTCCTTGAACAGCATCGCGGCGATATCGTCACGGCGCTGGCCTGTCAGTACCGCAAGCTCCATCGCGCGCTTGAGCCATGGCTGCTTGGCCTCGGCGTAGATCGCCTTCCATAGCTCCAGGGTCAGCCGTTCGCGCTTGACCTTCACCTTCGCGGCCCGCGTCACTTCGACCGGGTTGTCCTTCCGCCATCCAGCCGCTATCGCCTCGCGCATCAGGTCGCTCAGCAGTGACCGCATGGCCTTCGCCATCTGCGCCTTGCCTTCATCCGTGAATGTCTTCAGGTAGGCGGCAATCTCAAACGTCCCGATGCTTGCCGTGTCGAGGTGCCCCAACGCTTCGCTGAGGCGGTTCAGCCTCATGCGCACGGTTTCCTTGCTGCGGTCGGACACGTCGCGCTCTGCGTAGAGCTTGCGGTACTCGTCGATCCATTCCGAGAACCTGCGGGCCGGCGCGGCTGCTATACGCTCAACCAGGGCTGGCTGCATCTTGGCGCCGGCATGGTTAGCGTGCACAGCCTCCCGCACGGCCTGCGCCTTGTCTGAGCCAAGCCCGTACCACTTTCCTGAAGACGGGTCACGGTAGCTGTAATAGGTGACGCCGTTCCTGCTATCCGTCTTGCGGTACAGGTTCGGCGGCAGGTCTTTCGAACCGGTCTTACGCGGCCTTGGCGCCATGTCGATCCCTCGCGATGCGCCCGGCAAGCGTGCCTGGCTCGATGTACTGTGCGTCTGGCTCAACATAATAGCTGCGCCCGTGCTTGACCGGGGCGGGGAAAATCTTCGCCTCTCGCGCCCACCGCCGCAGCGTGTTCAGCGTAGGCACCGGATCGAAGTTGGCTTCCGCCCATTTCTCAAGGCTTAATTTCATCCCTCACCCCTCCAATTCCCGGCAGCCGCAGTAACTGCAGCGCTTGCCGAGTACGTCCTTCACGCACACGTTCGTGCGCTCGCCTTCTTCCTCTATCCAGACTTCCATGCGGATTCGCTGCATGTCGGACTTGGCGAGGATTTCAAACTGGCGCTTCTGCTCCTGCTCCGGCAGGCGTTTGAATGATTGCCACAGGCTCATGTTCACCCCCTCACCGTTACGCCGGCTGCTTCGATGGCGTCAGTCGCCTCGCCGTGCATGTCATTCCACCCGCCTTCATAGCTCGCGTAGGGTGGAGCTTTCATAGGCTGCGGCAGCTCAATCACCAACTCCCGCCGCGACGCCAGCCACACATTGCGCATCTGGTCCTTCACGTCCTCGAACTGCTCGCGGAACGGCTGCTGCTGCCACCACGCCTCGAACTCTGCTATCGCCTTGTCTGTGTGCATGTCTATCTCCTGCTGCGTGTGGGGTTAGGCGAGACTCTCGCGCAGAAGGCGGAGCCATTCGTTGCGCTGATTGGTTCGCTCGACTTCTTCCTTGTGCCGCTGCTCGTGATACGCGATATCGCGGCGCGCTTTCTCTAGTTGCTGTTCCAGCCAAACTTGACCTGATAGTCGTGGCGTTTCGATGGCGTAGTAGGACGCATCACAGTCAAAGTCGATGCTTTCTGTGAGCTGCTTGCGCATGAACTCCTTGAGGTGGATATGCTCGGCGCTTGGCGGAGCCCATTCATCCACCGCCTGTATCATTGCGTCGTACTTCTGACGAAGCTCGCCGATCTCCTTAATCCTGATCCGGCGCTGTGTTTCTGCATCGTGGTACTGCTGCGCCGCGCGGTGCTCGCAGGCTTCTGGCGTCAAAGATGAAATCTCATCAAAGCGGCTGTGGGCCTCATCGAGCTTGCAAAGGTGGTAGTCGCTAGGTTCGAATCGCTCCGGAATCGGAGCATTGGCCGGCTCGTCACGCATCATGATCAGCGCGCCAAATCCGCGAGCGCAGCCCATGACGAACTGCTCGAAAGTGATGCCGTCTGCGATGGGTGCTGTGTATCCAGTGGGCATATGTGCTCCTCCCCGCCGACTCTCGCCGGCAGGCTGTGTGTTTGGGTGGGGTTAGGGGGCGGCGAGCAAGTCACGAATGAATCCATAAATCACGCGATCGCAAAGCGGCCCGTTAGAATTAAGCTCTACTGCGGAACCCTTTGCATGGCGCAGCAATATACTTTCTCCGTCTTTCGTAACGCTCCAATCTTCGGGAATTCCGGCAAAACCGCGCGCGGACAGCCCAGCCTTGTATGCCGCCTCCAAGTCGGATGAATGTTTATCTAGCTCTTTGCGAAGCTCATTGTTTTGGATGCACAGCCGACCGATTTTAGATTTGAGCTTCGCGTTCTGAATGCCAAGACTTTTACGGCTGCCTTTTGTGGCGGATATAGAAAGAGTGTGCTCTTCGTAACTGCGCGAGTCCGGATCGTAGACCACCACAACCTCTTCCACCTCGCCCGGCGCGGATTGCTCGGCGACCTCTGCTGCCAGCTTCAGACCACTCCAGTGATTCACCCCTTCCGCTGCGGGCTGGGCGCGGCGAAGTGCGTCACATAGAGCGCCCCACGCAGCGGCGTCCCGATGCGGGTCTAGCCTTTCTTGCAGCAACTCCAGCAGCTCCCGATCAACCAATACCTTGCTCATTCGACTGCCTCCAGCGCCTTGGCGGGGTAAATCTGCACGCTGCCGGCGTGGGCCTCGCTCTCTACGGCGTAGCCTTCCGGGGTCAGTGCAGTGGAGTAAGTGCCGCAGATACGGCCCTGCCATTCGCTGCCGGAGGTCTTGCGCACGCGCTGGTGCATGGCGAACTTGCCTTGCGGGGCGGTCTGCGCGACGGGGGCGGCGAGCAACGCATTCCAGATCGCGTCGGTCAGGTAGGTGCATTCCTCGATGCCTTCACTTACTGGCTGGCCTTCTGCAGTCATGGCGTCTATCAGTTCGTAGCCATCACCATCCGCATCTACGATCGTGGTCAGCCGATAGTTACGAATGGTGTCGTGGATCAGTTGCCACCACGATTCCGGAACGGCCACCGGCTGCTGCTCGGTCTGGGCGTGGCGGGCGTACAGCTCATGGACGGGCCAGCCTTTGCCGCGCCAGCGGTCAGCCACCTTGCGGTCGTATGTGGTAGCGGACTTGTCTCTCAGGTGGTCATCGGTGAACCAGGCGATTGGCTGTTGCTCATCCTGCGCCGTGGCTTGCTCTACTGCCGCCTGCCCATCCCTGAACCCCTGCGCTGCGGCTGTGGCCATGTCGACGGCGGTGTAGGTGTCGGTGGGCTCGGCCTGCTGGGATAGGGTAGCGCGTCGGTCAGCATCCTTTCGCAGCGCCTCGGCCTCTTTGAACGTCTCAAGCCAGCGGATATATAGCTCGCTTCCAGTGCCACTTAGTCCGTCGCTTGCATATGACTTTGCCCACTCGATGCAGCGCTCTGCTGGGTTCACCTGGGCAATGCCGAGTAGTGCGACACGCAGAGCCTCGACCTCAGCGCGGAGCCTCTCGTTCTCAGCCTTCGCAGCCCCCAGCTCAGCGCCGAGGTTCTTCATTTCCTTCAGGTCGTGCTCAGTCATACCTTGCTCCATATGGCAGCGTTATTCAGTTCCGCCTCGGTGGCGTAGCGCGGGTTACGGCTCAGCGCCTGCATCAGGAACGCGGCACCGTTCGATCCGGCGATGTAGTGGCGGGTGTTGGTCGGCTTGTGCAGCCAGATTTGGGTCTTGGGTCGCATGGGGCCTCCGGTGGGCGGCAGCGGAAGCAGGCGCATTGGCCGATCCGCTTGCCGTCCGTGCGGCAGTAGGTTGGTGCGTTCATGCGATGGCGAAGAGGTCGTGCTGTGCCGCCAGGCTGTCGATGTTCTTTACGGCCTGATCGAAGTAGCTCTTTTTCAGCTCGACACCGATTGCCTTTCGGCCCATTTCTACGGCGCAGAATGCCTCGCTGCCGATGCCGAGGAACGGGGTCAGCACTACGTCGCCGGCCTTTGTCCAAAGGCGAATGCCGCGCCGGATTACCTCAAGCTGGAGCGGGCAGATGTGGCGCTCGTCGTCGTGCTCGCGGGCGCTGCGGAACTGGAGCGTGTCGTTCGGGTTGATATCCATCCATACCGGGCTGGCAAGTCGCTGCCACTCGTCAACTGGCAGATCGTCGTGCGCCACCTTGTCCATCACCTCGCCGGGCTTGCGCATGGTCACGAGGTAATCAGCGATTCCTTGGCGGCTCATCGTGGCGTTGCTGCGGATGGTCTTGTGCAGCAGCCCAAGCGCTTTGGTCCGCTGCATGGCCGTTACAGGGTCTTTCCAGATGCAGACCTCGCTGGCGTAGATGAATCCGTGTTTCTGGAAGGCCTTGATCAGGTCGCCGCGGAAGTCTTTCAGTCCGATATAGCCGTCGCGCTCCTTGCTGGTCGGCAGCTGCATGCAGTGGAAGCTGACGTTGTGGCCGGGCTTAATGACTCGGGCAAGCTCCCTTACCAGATGATCGAAGTGCTCGAAAAACTCAGCGTCCGTGCGGCTGTTGCCCATGTCACGCGGGCTGTTGCTGTACGTGTACAGGCTGGAAAATGGGGGAGAGAAGATCGAATAGTCCACGCTGTTATCCGGCAGGCCGGCGATCACCTCGACGCAATCCCCGTTGAAAAGCGTGCTGTCTGGGCGGTCTACTTGGTTGATGCAGTTCATGCGGCTTCACTCCTTAGCCACGCGGGGACTTTCACCTTGCGCGCGGCGATGTAGTCATTGGTCTGTCGTTTGGTGCCGCAGATGGCGGCGCGGACGGCCTCAGCCGTTTCGGTGGCGAGCGCTTCGCCCATTGCGATAGCGTCGTATTGCTTGCGGCGCAGGTTGGCGAGCACGGCACCTTCCAGCTGGCTGCTGAACAGGTGGACCTGCACCTCGCGCTTTTGGCCGAAGCGATAGCAGCGTCGGACGGCCTGGTAGTAGGCCTCAAAGGAATCGGACACGCCGACGAATGCCATGCGGGCGCAGTGTTGCCAGTTGAGTCCCCATCCGCAGATAGACGGCTTACTGACGAGAACCCTGATCTTCCCAGCCGCGAAGTCGGCGAGGCGCTGTTCTTTCTGGTCCGCCGTATGCGATCCGGCAATCTCGACCGCACCAGGGATCATCTTCACGAGCATTTCTGTCTCGGCGTTGTACTCACCCCACACAATCCAGAACTCGTCGTCTGCGTTGATCAGGTCAGCGCAGGCCTGCACGCGGGCCTCCATGCTTTCCTTTCTGGCCGCGCGGCGCTCCATCAGGCTGCTTGCCTCCAGCGCGAACAGCATCCCGTCCTCGATCAGGTTGCCGTCATCCACCTCCACCAGATGCTCAGTTTCGTGTAGCGGCGGCAGGCGATAGGCGCTGTCGTCGTAGCCAAGATCAGATGGCTTGCGGACACATGCGCCCCACTGGCTTACCCAGCGCCAGAACATGTGCCGTGCATGGCCTTTTAGGCGCCATGTCTGCGTCTCGCCGCCATCGTGGACGAAGAACTCGGCGAGCATTTCCGAGCGGGTGCAGACGCCAAGGAACTCAGCGTGCGTGCCTAGCTCGGTCCAGTCATTCGGTGCCGGCGTTGCTGTCGCGCAGAGCCGATACGGCGTGCTGCCGAACGCCTGCACGAGCTGATCGAACGTCTTAGCGGTGTGATGCTTGATGACAGACGATTCGTCGAGGACGACCCCGACAAAGCGCGAGCAGTCAAACTTGTGGATGCGGTCGTAGTTGACGATGTTGATGCCGGGGCGAACGTCCTCCGGCTCGCGGCAGTGCGTGATCTGCACTCCAATGCTCTTGCCCTCGGCCACCGTCTGCGCGGCTACCGCCAGCGGGGCCAGGATCATCACATCGCCACCCGTGCGGCGCGCCACTTCGTCAGCCCATGCAACCTGCATGCGGCTCTTGCCAAGCCCGGTGTCTGCAAAGATCGCCGCGCGGCCACGGCGCAATGCCCAAGCAACCAGATCGCGCTGCATATCAAACAGCGATTCCGGCAGGGCGAACGGCTCAGCGAGGCCAGATGGCGCGAGCGTTTCCAGCTTGCGCGATACGAATTCCTGATAGCTCATGCCTACCTCCAGGCAATACGCCGCCTGGCCGCGATTGCAGCCGGTGGCAAAGTGGTTTGGTTATGCGGCTTTGCGCTTCCAGTGGTCGCGCCCGCCTTTCGGCTTGATCAGGCCGACCGGCTGAGTCAGTGCGCGCTCTACGCTCCATCCCATACGGTCAAGGCGATAGATCAGCGTCGTGTGATGAATTCCTGTGCGGCGCTCCCATTCGCGCAAGTGGAGCGTCTGGCCGGCAAAGGTCAGCATTCGCATCTTTGGCTGGATGACCAGCGCTGGTTTCGGCAGCCTGTCGGGGCGCTGTACGCCGCGCTCGAATTCAATCCCTACGCGCTCACAGTGGCGGCGTAGCGTGTGATGGCTGATGCCGATGATCTGCGCGGTTGAATTGACGCTGTGTCCTGCGTCCTTGAATCCCTGGATCAGGCTGTTTAGCGGCTGGCCGAACTCGGCGGCGACTCTTGCTCTCCAGTTTTGGCTCATGCTGCCTTCCTGCGAGCCTGCGCCCGCGCTACAGTCTTTGCGTAAAGGCACGGCCGGCAGTAGCACTGCCAGACGCCAGTCGTCTTGATGAACTGGAAGTGCTCATCGTCCAGCGGCTTCCACTCATCGCAGCAGCCGCATAGCTTTTCGCTGACTCCGTTGATCTCGCGCCGGACAAGCCGGCCTTTCAATGTCCTGCTCATGCCGCCACCGATCTGGCCTTTCTGGTCGCCACGGCCTTGGCTCGCGCTGCCTGCTTCTTCTCCGGGCAGCTGATGCGATACGGCACGCGCTTGTCGTCGGTGCGGATCGGCAGAGTTTGTACGGGGCCGTTCGTGGCCTCCCATACCGCCACCTTGGCGGCGATTTGCGCGCGCAGAGCCTCGCCCTGCGCTATGGCATGGTTGTCTATGAGCATGGGTGTGTACCGGGGAGGAGGGCGCGCTGGGCGCCCGGGGTGGGTCAGATCAGCAGCGAGCGGGCGCCGCGGTAGGGGTCGACAAAGGGGATGTCATCGAGGAATTCATTTTCCGGCGGGGCGGACTGGCCCGACTGCTGCCGAGGGGCCGGCTGCCTAGCCGCCTGATCCTGCGATGACTCTTCGCGCTTCCCGCCGACCAGATCAATCGTGCTCACGCGGCAGGTCAGATACGTTTTGCCTTCGTGCTCGCGGGTGCCAAGTTCGCCGCTGACCGCAACCTGCTGGCCTTTCACCAGGAACTCGCTGAGCCGCGACTCGGCTTGCTTGCCCCAAAGGGTGCAGTCGATCCAGATCGTTTGGGCCTTGTCGCCCCAGCCGGACTTAACGCCGACCCCGAAGCTCACCATGGCCGTCTGGCCTGTTCCTACGCGGCAGTCCTTGCCGAGATTTCCGGTAAACGAAAAGACATTCATGCCGCCTTACTCCTCATGCGCTCTCGCATTTCGTGTTCAAGTTCTGCCAGCTCTTCGAGGAAGAGCTTGATCTCGGTTTCCATCTGCCGAATGCGTGCCTCGTCGCGCTCCAGGCGGAAGCAGGCGTACTGCAGTTCATCCGGCAGCCGGTCGTCGAATGTGACGAAGTCGACCCACTCCAGATCGGCGCAAGCCATCTGCGCGAACATCTGCCATTCGTACTGCGGGTCATGCTTACCGGATTGGATAGTGGCGACGTGGGTGGCCGTATTCGGGCATTTGATCTCGAGGCCGCCGCGGGCGGACAGGATCAGGCCGTCAGGCGAGGCGCCGAAGCCTTCGATCGATGGGTGCAGGATCAGGCCGGCTTCGGTCACCTCTGCGTCCGCATACAGCTCGTAAGCCATCCTGGCTATCGGCTCCAGTTCGTTGCCGCGCTGCATCGCTGCGCTGGTGAATCCTTCCTCGCGCTTTCCGGTCAGACGCTCGCACAGCAGCTGCATCATGTAATTCTGCCGGGTAGCAGAAGGTGCGCCTCCGCGCCCCTTCGCCATCACATCCTTGACCCTGCTCGCCGTAACGCGTCCAAGTCTGGACGCGAACCACTCATCAGTTCCCTGCTGCATTGTCAGCCTCCTGTGCCTCTCCTTCGATCGGCTCTGGTTGTGTGCTCAGCGCGGCCTTGCGTGCCTCGACTGCGGTCTTGAATGACGAGAACGACGACACGTCTTTAGCTGCCTGCATCTCTGCCTTGCCGGCCAGCCAGACGCTTTGCAGTGCTTCCAGAGATTCGGCGTTGACGACCTGGGCAATCCACTTTTCGGCCAGTTCTCCGCCGCGCGGCTGCTCGTTCATCGACGCCAGTCCTTCGCCTGAGTCGGTGTTCAGGTGATGAATCGCCTTGTCGAGTCGATCCGTCTTCGGCCAATACTTGTAGGCGCGCTTTACGACGGTCTTCTTCGCCATCTCGCCATAGTCCGTCTTCCATGGTGAGGACTTGCCCGACTTCACCGACTGCGAGCGATTCATGATCGAGTCGATATCGTCTCGGCTCATGCAGGTGGTGAGGTAATCGCCGTCTGCTGTCTTCACGACAACGTAAACGCCGACGATCTGGCCGCGATCCTTCGAGAATGGGTTGTACTGGTGAGCCGGTGGCTTATCGAAGCCGTTCAGCGCGAAGGAGTCATTGGCATAAACCAGTTCGGCCTGAGCCCAGCGAATCGACCCGGTAGCCATCGCCAGATCCATCAGGCCCATGTAGCTGATGTCGAGGCAGATCTTGCCGTCTCGCGGCACTAGGTATGCCTGGCGCTTGGCCGGGTTGAGGCTGATGCCAATGGCCGCGATGTTGGTCACGGCATTGACGACCGACTGGCGATTGTTGAGGGCAATCTTCGTCGCGAAGTCGTTGCCCTGGATGGTTTGGATTGCGAACTCGGCTTCACGCTCGAAGCTCAGCGTTTTGTCAGTGAGGACCGAGGCGAATGAATCGCGCGCCCCGTAAATGTCCTGTGCGATTGCTACGGCGTTGCTCATGGACTACCTCAGAAGGTGATGGTGACGTTCGGGATCTCGCGACGGGCAATCTTCAATACGATCGCCTTCGCCAATTCCTCAGTGATGTTCATGGACATGAGCGCTTCTTTCGCTTCGCCCATGACCTTTGCCTTGTGCGCCTTGTCCGCCTCGCGGGCCTTGGCTTCTGCCTCAATGCGGGCGTGCTCGTCGGCTTGGCGCTGGCGTTCGGCTGCTGCTGCCCGCTCGGCGCGGGCTTCGGCGTCACGCTCGGCCTGCTCGGCGCGCTGCTGAGCTTCCAGCTTCTCGCGCTCTGCTTGTTCGGCCTGAAGTTTCAGTTCCAGCTCGCGGCGCTCGGCGGCTGCCTTGGCATCTGCTTCCCGCTTGGCTGCTGCGTCACGCTCGGCCTGTGCGCGCTGCTCGGCTTCGCGCTGGGCTTGCTCGGCGGCTTCCCGGGCGACGCGCTCCTCGCGCTCCTTCTGCTCGCGCTGGGCAGCTTCGGCGCGGAGGCGTTCGAGTTCGGCTTGCTCGGCTTCATATGCTTGCCGCTTGGTCAGTGCCAGCTGCAGGGTGGTGAGCGTGGCAGCCTTGACGCGATGCGCTTCGGCTTCGAACTCTTCCCAATCCGGGCCTACCTCTACTGCCTCTGCCTCGGCGATGCGGGCCTGAATATCCGCGGCTGAAAGCTCGGCCACCTGGTCGTCACGGTTGCGGAGCCAGTCAATTCGGTCAGTGTGACGCGCCACCCGGTCCGCTTCGGCCTGCTCCCACTCATTCAGCGGCGCCCGCACTTCATCCTTCCAGGCGTCCAGCGTGTCGCGCATCCGCTTGCGCTCGGCGTCGATCTTCTTCGGGATCTCCTTCAGCTCGGCGACCAGCTCCTTGCCTACGTTGTCGAGCGCCGTCTTGGATCGGGCGACCTTGTGGGCAATCGATGCGATGGCGTCGCGGCCTTTCTTCGTCGACACGTCCGGCACGAAGGCATCGATCTCGGCGCGGATCTGCTGCAGGTACGGGTCAAGCCCGTTCGCAGCCTGGAAGACTTGCAGTGCGGTTTCCTTTGGCGGCACAAGGGCCAATTCCGTAGACATAAGTTCTCCTTGGCCGCGTCTCGCGCAGCCTGATCAGTAGTTGGTGTTACCCGAAAAGGTTGTAGATCGCCGCCTCGCCAGCCAGGCCGATCAGCAGCACGCCAGCCAGCACGCCGAACCCGGTAAGGGTCCACCACGCCGCTGCGAATGAGTGGCCTGTGGGGGTGTCGTCGTAGTCGATGACTTCGGTTCTCATAGCGGCGCCCCGTTGGTGATTCGATCTGCAAGGCCGTGAGCGAGGGCCCAGCCGGTGAGTAGTGCCAGGGTCACTGCGAAGCCCCGCCACCATGCGTAGCGCAGGGATCGTTGGCGTTGGCTAGCCATCACACACCCCCCAATAGCGCCACGTAGGCGAGAGTTCCGATAAGCGATCCGGCTACGGTGATGCCTAGGGCGCCGGCCAGCTCCTTGAGGACGTAGGCGTTCATGGCTGGGCTCCGTATAAGTTCGGATTTGAGATGCGATGGTCCATCTTCCGCGCCTCGCACTCAGGGCAGCAGTAGACGGTCTGGTCATCGGCCCAAACCCGGTTAGGCTCGTCGCTATACACGCGCCCGTAGCACCAACCGCACTCAAGCTGCCAGCCGTGTTCTTCTACCAGTACACGCCAAGACACCGGCTTGCCGGCCGCCGCATACTCGTCCAGCTCTGGCATTCGCCGGCACGACTCGACATCCTCGAAATCGATGTTCAGATCGTTGGCGCCTTTGCGCCGAGCAACCACTGAATGCTTGGCGAACACGACGGTGCCGTACTCATCTCCCTGTACGCTGTAAGCCTTCATTCCGGTCATGGCTGGGCTCCTTGCAGGGCGTCGTGTAGGTCCGCGATTCCCTCAAAGACCGGAACCGGACCGCCAAGCATTAATGCCGCGTCGATACGGGCGTTGAGGCCGTCAAGCACTCGCTGCGCTGCCTTCTTCAGCCGATCCCGCTCAGCGAGAAGGGCTTCGCGCTCGGCCTTTACCCTGTCGTTCTCCTTCTCTTGCTTTGCGATCAGCTCATCCTTCCTGTTGAGCACGTCCACCTTCCATGCGGACTCAAGGCGCTGGTTCTCTTCGAGAAGGGCGTCGTAGTCGGAGGCATAAACCATTTCGCTGCACTCGCTCCCGGCCTTCACTAGATAACGCACTACTTCCTTGCTCATGCCGCCACTCCTCTAATCTCTTGCCAGCGCTGATCGGCCAGCCGGTGAATCTGCGCGGTGAATGCGCGGTACTGGTCATCGGCGATCAGGTCGCATGCATAGGCCAGTTCGATCATGCCGGTGGCGTAGCTCTCGTCTGGCCTGGGGAAGTGCGAGTTGGGCATTCGCTTAATCTCGCGCTCGATCAGTTCCAAGGCCTTAGCGTGTGCGTGGCTCATGCTGCCTCCCGCTTCTCTTCGATGAGCGTCCATAGCCGATCTTCGATATCCTCGGCGTACTGCTCGGCTACGCCGGCGCAGCCATTGCGCCCCAACTCCGTCTCGTTGCCGTCTTCGTCAAAGACGGACCCGCTGATCACCTCGAACTCCATCTCTCGGTAGCCGTAGTAGTCGTCTGAGCTGCCCCAGCTGCGGTAATCCGGCTGGACGTCCAGGCAGTGAGTCACCTCAACTGCTAGACGGTATTCGTCTAGGTCGATCTCGAATCTCATGGGTGGATACCTCGGTTGCCCGGATGGGCGGTGGAAGGGGTGATGCAGGTGTGGCTGGCTGCCGAAGTCCAGCTTTTATCCGTTTCCGGTTTTCCCTCGGATATACCGATTGCGGCTAATCCACTGCATCGGGGGACGCCCTGCCGATAACGACATTGGGCACGGACGATTCAAGGCGCCCTCCGATGCAGGCTCGTTACGTGAGCCATTCGGCCGTCTCGACGGGCAAAGCTGTGGGAAATCCCGTAGATGGCTGCCGGGGTTTTCTAGCAATCGAGGCACTGGCCGGCTGATCCTCGTCGCAGGTATCCCGAAGGGCCGCTGCGCTCGGCGGTTTAGCTGGTGCGGGCTGTGAGCATTGCGTCAGCCATCGCGTATGCCACTTTCGCTACGGCCTGGTTGTCACCATCGGTCGATGGGTGGCAGATAGAAAGTCCGTTTGCACGCATAAGTGACTGCATTGCCTTGGCTGCCAGGTAGTCGCGGAGGGTCATGCCGTATTGTGTGGCGTGGCCCGCATATCTCTCGCCAGGGTTTAGCGGCACCGGAAACGCCGGACCGCCTGTTTCAATGGTCATATCAATCTCCTTTCCAATTCCTTCTCCACCAATCCCACATGTACAGCGCTGCGAGGATGGCGCAGAGGATCAGGACTTCGGGGCCGGTTAGCATGGGGTGCCGCGGGCCTTGGCGAGGGCGGCGCGGGCTTTCAGGCAGGCTTGTTCGTATCGGATCAGCGGGGGGGCACTCTTCAAGAAACGTGTGCCGGTCCTGCTTCTCGTGGTGGAACATTTCGCAGCTTGCGGCTGGAGCTGACTGGTTTAGTAATTCCAAAGCCTCAAGCAAATCAGGCGCCGCGGATATCAGGCGGGCGTCGGCTTCGGCGTTGTCATGCTTGACCTTGCCCGCGCAAGGCATAATCACGAGGTTGCCGACATTCGCGATGCAGTACGCATCATCGGCGCGCTCGACAACCCAAGGTCCCGGCGTAAATCCGCTCATCTCATCCTCCTATGTGCTGATGGGTTCCAGTGGGGCGGTTAGCGAAGGTGCATTCCGAGCATTCCGCGATCCATGATTGGCAGTTCGCCAGAGCTATTCATGATCCGCCGCAGCTCGTTCACGCCGCCCGCTATGCCGGTAACCGCTGCTACCGTCTGGAGCTGGCCTTTCTTGTCCGCATTGCGCAGCGCGGCACGTATCTGGTCATCGATCTTCGGGTCGGTGATGTTCATCACTCTCTCCATTCTGTTAATCCCCGCTGCAGCCTGTCGCCAAGCTGCGGGGGTGGGGTTAGGCGGCATACTCGAACCAGGGATTCGGCCCGTCCTTGTGCAGCCAGATGAACCTGTCCAGCTCAAGCGAGCACGGCGGCTTGAATATGCAGACGTTCCCGTCGACCTTCTCGCACCACCCAACCAGCTCTCCGGCTGGCAGGGTCATGTGCTTGTCGCTGGAGAAGATCCGGCAGCCCCGCATCGGCTTAGTGAAGCGCCGCATTACGCGGCTTTCCGATGCAGTGTGCAGTACCGACTAGTGCAGCCGCAGGCCGATGCCTCGCGCCATGCGTGGTAGCGATGGGCCAGAGCAGGCAGCGCGCGGCCATCGCGGCATACCATCCTGACCGTCTCGCGCCACTCCAGCGGAGTGAACGGCGCGGCACCGTGAATCAGGGCGGGGCCTTGCTCGGCGCTGAAGAAGTCGGTGAGGGTATCGAAATCGCATTCCATGGCTATCTCCTTGTGTCTTTGGCGGCGTATGCCCAGGCGTTGCGTTGGGTGTCGCGGCGCTCGGTTGATTCCCAATGCCGACTCATCGAATCGGCATCAGTGAATGTTCCGCTCTCCGTTGCGCGCTATGACGCGAACATCGTCACGGTGATGTAGCCGTTACTGGCTCGCATCACGCCCCAGCGCTTCAGCATCACGGCGGGTCCGAACCTCTTGCCCGCCGCACGCTTCACCTGATCGGCGACCGACTGCAGGCTTTCGCCTTCGTCAGCAATGGCCAGCCACTGGAGCTTCTTGCCGCTGCTCAGGCTGGCGTCGATGTTGAACTGGGCCATGTCCTATCCCTCAATCTCAAAGTGGCGACGGGCGACCTGCTCGCCGATTTCATCCAGCAATTCACCGGCCCCGAAGTGGTTCACGATCTGCTCGATGTCGAAGTTGGCCAGAACCGTGGCGCCGTCCGCGTCGTATGCCGAGACGCCCATCAGCGTGCGGCTGGCCGGGTTTACGTCGATCTTGTAGGCGTCGAAATTCAGAACTGAGATGTTCATTTCTCACTCCTTCCAGTGGATTCCTCCTGATGCGCCCCGCTTGAGGCGCACCGAGGAATCGTCTGCCTTACTGGCCTCCGTTACTTGCCACGGTGGGCTGGGCTGCCTTTCGGCTATCTCCGTTGCGATTCCTTGTCTGAGTCGTCTCTTTCCCGCTGCCGCTACTGGCGTCGCACCGGGTGACTACTCGCAACTTCGCGTGGCTGCATGTGGAGCCACGGCCAGTTCCAGAGCTGGCATGGGGCGGAAAACTTGTTACTCGCGCTGTGCCCGGTTGGGGATTCCGCCGCGAGGGTTCTGAAGTTTTAAAGAGCGTGGGCTTTTCAGGCCCTGACGCGGTGCTGCTGCGTCGATGGGTGAAATTTAGCGCCATGCTAAATGCTCGTCAACAGGTCCTGCTAAATTTTCTGCTAAATATTTAGCGCAAGGATAAAAATAGGCCGCAGCAGGTCTTACCCTGACGCAGCGAAATGAGCGCTGGTTGGCAGAAAAACGACAGGAGGTAGTTATGGCAGGGGTGACTGTGAGAGGAGGCGTTGAGGCTAAGTGGCTGGACGGCGGCCTAAAAGGCGCAGCAGGAAGCTCGGCAGAGCTCGCTAGGCTTGCCGTTCAGGTTCTGGTTGAGGATCTGGGCACAGAAGGCGCGCGCGTGCTGCTACGCGACGAATTGGCGGCCTACCTGCCCGACTATCAGGGTGCTGTTATCGATAAGAGAAGCGCCAGGAAAGAGTGACCTGGCGCGGAATGCTCAGAACGAGCGGCCTCGTCGGTTGACGGGGCGGATGGTGGACCACCAGAACACGAATCCGATAATGCGGATTGATGCTGCGACCTGCTCGGCCGTGTAGTGCTCGTCGGGGAACTCGACGTCGTTCTCCGACCTGAGGCGCAGTCCGCCGCCTGGAAGCCGGTAGAGATACTTCACTCGCAACATTCCGTCGTGGTCAATCGCGTAGATTTCGCCGTCATGGATCGACGTTGTGCCGCGGTCGATTCCGATCGTCGCGCCGTCGAAAATGACGCGCTCCATGCTGCGGCCTGTGACTTGCGCTGCTACTGCATTTGCTGGGTCGACTCCGCAAGTGCGCAGGGTCGCCCTAGAAAGCCTGATGCATCGGCCGGGAATCTCCATCACGGCCGCCGATCCGCTTCCTGCTGCGAGCTCAACCTCCTTAAACAGCGGTACTTCCACTTCCTCGTCCTCCACTGGCGTTTCACCGTCCCACGAGGAGATATCCCCAAGCAGGTCCAGCTCGCTATTCCGCGATATCGGCAGTGTATGGACATTGTTTAGCAGCGTGCGATTGCTTTCGTCGTGTAGCTGATCAAGCCAGCCATGCGGTAGGAGCTCCGCGACCTCGACTCTCCGTGCCATGTCGTCCCCTATGTTTCGCGTCGGCTTGTCGGACAGCATCTGACTTACATAGGAGGGAGACGTTCCCCAGAGCTCCGCGCAGGCGCGCTTAGACCGCCCTTTCAGGAGAGACAGCAGATTTTGTCGGCGAATCGATGAGATATCCATCCGCATAGAATTACAGCTTGGCGCTAACGATGAAATATGCACGTTGCTAAACTCCCTGTTGCACAAACTTTAGCGGCACGCTAAATTCGCTCCTGTATGAACAGGAGATTCCCAATGTCCACCCAAATCCGCGACTGGCTGCACAGCCACAACGAACAGGAGCGCGAGGCTCTCGCTTCCGCCGCCTCCACGTCCGTTGCCTACCTGTGGCAGCTGGCCGGAGGTCACCGCAAGGCATCTGCCGAGCTCGCTGCTCGCCTGCAGAAGGCCAGCAATAACGAGCTGACCCTGGCTGGCATGCGACCCGATCTCCACGACCTGCTGAATCCAAAAGACGGCAAAGAAGCCGCTTAACCAATTCGAAGCCGCAGAAGGAAATTGCCATGTATGCAGACCCGCGACACAAAAACCGGAACGAGACAAAGGTCCGTCTCGACGACGAGTACGAGGCCTTTCTAGAGAACCTCGCAACCATTCACCGCACGCAGAAGGCGGTACTGGCACGCGAGATCCTGAAATCCTGGATCGACGAGAAGCGAGAAGAGCTTACGCGAAGCATCACTGCGGCCTGAAGGCCCATACGAGGGCCTCTATGTCTGCCAACAACAACGATATGGCCCTGGAGCAGCTTTTGAATGGTGAGGACTTGGAGCTTTTGAAGCATATGGCGCAGGAGCTGGGTATTACCCCGGCTGAGCTGGCGAAGAAAGGCATTCAAGACACCATCACCAAGCGCACCAGGCCAAGAAGCATGCCGGGAACGGTTCAACCGTTTCGGCGCCGGGCTGAATAGCCCGAAATGAGGGACTGATAAGTGAACAAAGCCATTCACCAACACCTAGCAATGATCGCTGCAAAGCGCGTCGTTGTATGTGTTCGCCCCTCTGAAAAGCAAAAAGCCCGAAGGGACTGTTTAGGTCACCTCCGGGCTTCGTTGGTTTCCTCGGCTGCAACCGAGAAAGCCATTTCATGTGCAGCTCTCTAGCGAGTACGAGTATGGACAATTCACCTGCATATATCAAGACGGGGGCCGCGCCTGGCTTGAATGTGGTCGCGATGATCGACGGTCTTCTGGATCGATCGATTGCTTTCCAGCGCCCGTTTGTTGCCCTTGGCGTCGGCGTCACCGGCGCTCTGATGCTCTCCCAGGCTATTTACTGGTCGAAGCGCACCAAAAATCCTGATCGCTGGTTCTACAAGACCCAGGCTGAATGGGAGGAAGAAACAGGCATGTCTCGGCGCGAGCAGGAAACTGCCCGCAGGAAGCTCAAGGAGCTCGGCCTGATCGAAGAGATGAAGCGCGGCATCCCTTGCCGGGTGTTCTTCCGTGTCGACCACCTTGCGCTTTATGAGCGCCTTTGCGCGCACATCAATCAGGTCAGCATGGCGGAAAGCGCCGAGCAAGATGCACATATCAGCCAAACCAGTATGGCGGAAAGCGCCAAACTGGATTGCACGAATGCGCCAAGCAGCTCTGCACGAAACAGCCAGAGTAATACAGAGAGTACAGAGAGTACTTCAGAGAGTACCTACAGAGGGCCTCAAGAGTTCTCGTCCCCGCTTCCAGCGGAGACCCGTCAGGCGGCCGACTCTATTCCCTACGAGAAGATTCGCGAACTGTACAACCAGATCCTCGGTGGAAAGCTGCCTCGGTGCCTGGGCCTGGATGACAAGCATCGCAAGCGCATCCGTGCTGCTTACAACCTGAAGCTCGACGGCAAGTTCGTCGTGCGCGAGGGAGGGATGGATTTCTGGGAAGGGCTATTCAACGACGCCCTGGAATGTCCGTTCCTGCTTGGCCAGAACGACCGCAGCTGGGTTGCTGATTTCGAGTTCATGACCTCGGCAACCAAAATCCAACGCTTCATGGAAGGTAAGTACGATGCACGCTGATCGCCCTCTAATCGCACTGGAGGCCGAGCACGGCGTCCTGGGTGCACTGATGCACGAACCCGAGCTGTGCGAGACCGTAGGCGCCTTCCTGTCGCCGTCTGACTTCGCTTACGAGGATACCGGCGCGCTGTACGCCATGATTCTCGGCGCACACTCCAAAAAGATGCACCCGGACAGCATCACCTTGTCCGAAATCCGCGCCGAGCTTCCGAGCGGCGAGCTGACTATCGTCTATGCGTCCGAGCTGATGCGAAACGTGCCGAGCGCTGCCAATGGGCAGCACTACGCCCGAATCGTTGTTGAGCGCGCCCGCGCCCGTCGCCTGCATGAGGTTGGCGAGCGTCTCATGGAGATAGCCCAGCAGCGCGGCAGCATTGCCGAGCAGATCGCACAGGCTCAGCAATTGACCATGGACCTTGTGGCGCACCAAGAGCGGAAGGACGTTGTGTCTTTGCGCGAGGCCATGATCCCGGTCTTCGACGAAATGGAGCTGCGCTGGAAGGGCGAGCAGGCGACCGGCCTGATGTTCGGCCTACAGGATTTGGACAACATCGTCTGCGGCTTGCGGCCAGGCAACCTGGCGATCATTGCCGGACGCCCTGGCACGGGCAAGACGGTGCTCGGCGTAGGCCTGGCCGAGACGCTCGCGCTTCGGAAGGGCGGTTCGGCGCTGATCTTCTCCTTGGAGATGAGCCAGACCGAGCTCGCAAAGCGCTCCCTAGCGTCTCAGTCTGGAGTTTCTCAGGGCCTCATTGATACCGGTAAAGCCCTAGACAGCGAGGAAGCAATCGCCCGCATGACTGCTGCGGTTGGCAAGACCGCAGAGGCCGACGTGCGTATCTGCGACAAGCAGGCGCTGACCTTCTCGCGCATTTGCTCCATCGCCCGGTTCGAGAATCGCGCTCGGAAGCTTGACCTGATCGTCATCGACTACTTGGGGCTGATCTCACCGGAGTCGAATAGTCGGCACCAGAACCGCAACCAAGAGCTCGGCGCTATCAGCCGCGGCCTTAAGGCGCTGGCAAAAGAGCTCGAAATCCCAATCGTTGCGCTGGCTCAGCTGAACCGCTCTATCGAAACCCGCGCCGACGCCAAGCCGAAGATGAGCGACCTGCGTGACTCGGGCGAGATTGAGCAGGATGCCGACGTGATCATCATGGCTCACCGCGACATGCAGTCCGAGCGCGGCCAGAACGGCGTCACCGAGATTGACGTCGTGAAGTGCCGCCACGCCAAGCCAGGATTCTGCCTGCTTCAGTTCCAGGGCGAGTACGCCCGCTTCGTGTCCTGCGCTCAGCAGTACGACTACGAGGAGGAGCCGGCCAACGTCCGCCCAATGCGCAAGTCTGCCCGCTCTTCCTTCGGGGGTGCCGCATGACTCCCCTCCAGCAGCACGCCATCCAGCTCCTGCAGCGCCAGGGCTACCAGATACGACACACAACCGGGTCAGGCATAGGCCTATCCCGCGGCAATGACCATCGCGTCGTCTGTTCTGACGGAAGCACCCAGCGCGGCGTAGGAGCACGGAAATGACCGACTACATGGAAATCACCGAAGCCTTCGAGCAGGCCCGCACAGCCCCCGATGTAACAGATCGCGCTACTGGCTTAGAGGAGGCAGACCGCATCGGTGGCGTTGCGATGGTACAGGCCAGGCTGCAGGGGCAGGGCGCTGAGGAATGCGAGGAGTGCGGGATCGAGATTCCGGTCGCTCGCCGCAAGGCCTATCCGTCGGCGGTGCGCTGCGTTGAGTGCCAGTCCATCCGTGAAGCGAGGGCCGTATGAATGAGCTGGCTCTTTTCGCGGGAGCTGGTGGCGGCCTGCTCGCAAGCCACCTGCTCGGCATCACTCCTGTCTGCGCAGTCGAGCACGACGAGCACTGTCAGCGGGTACTGGTCCAGCGACAAAACGATGGAGCTCTCCCTCCGTTCCCCATCTGGGATGACGTTCGAACGTTTGACGGCCTACCGTGGCGCGGAATTGTTGACGTCGTATCTGGAGGCTTTCCCTGCCAGGCCTTCAGCACTGCCGCTGCTGGACGCAACAACGCTGAAAACCTTTGGCCGGAGATGCGCCGGATCGTGGCAGATGTCGCTCCCAGGCTTATCTTCGCCGAGAACGTCGCCGAGCGAGCAATTGAAGAAGCCGGACGCGACCTCGTTCGCATGGGTTACCAAGTCCGAATGCTTCCCCTGTCCGCGGCAGACCTGGGTGCTGACCACGTTCGGCAGCGCTACTGGCTACTTGCACACGCCGACGACCAAGGCGAACTACTGCGCCGATTCAATGCAGAAGTGGCCGGCCGCGCGCGAGTTCCGGCGAGTGTTTGGGCGTCCGAGCCCGGCAATCCACGAGTGGCTGATGGGATGGCCGGAAGGGTGGACCGATACCGCTCCTCTGGAAACGGGCAAGTGGCAGCAGTGGCTTACGCAGCATTCGTTGAGCTCGCTGCCAGCTTTGAAGGAGGCCGCGTAAATGGCTGAGAAGATCCGCGTCTCGCATATCGGCGAGCTCTCCCAAGTCAACGCCGCGATCCGTGCAAAGGGTTTTCCTTGCGCGGTGACCATCGCCGGCGCCAGTCGATCGCTCCCGCAGAACGCCCTGTTCCACAAGTGGTGCGAGGAGATCGCCCGCTTCTTTGTGAGCATGGGCAAGACGACCTTCGCAACCGGCGCACCCATGGACCGGGACAACGTGAAGCGCAACCTGAAGCAGACGTTCCTCGGCGAGCAGCTGGTCCAGGACATCAACCTGAAGACCGGCGAGATCACCGACCGCTACGAGCTCAAGCACACCAGCGAGCTCGACAAGGGTGAGATGCACGCCTTCATGACCTGCATCGACGCCTGGGCTACCGAGCACGGCATCTACCTGCCGCACCCGGAGGACAGCGAGTATCAGCGGATGCAGCGTGAGATGGGAGAAGCTGCATGATCGAAACATGGAAGCAGGTATCCGCCAACTACTCAGTCAGCACGCTTGGCCAGGTTCGCAACGACAAGACAGGCCGATTGCTTCGCCCGGTTCTGATGAGCAACGGCTACCGAGCGGTCAAGATCCGTTACAAAGGCAAGGTTCTCATGCATACCGTTCATCGACTGGTTGCGGAGAACTTTTTGCCTATCGATCCGGCCCGACTGCACGTCAACCATATCGATGGCGACAAGCAAAATAACCGCCTCGAAAACTTGGAGTGGTGTACCCAGGCCGAGAACAACCTGCATGCAGTTCGCTCCGGGCTGAATAAATCAACCCTGACGTCGGTAGAGCGGATGAACAGCGCGACAAGAAAGCCGGTCGAGCAGCTTTGCCTTCGTACTGGTGACGTGCTGGCCCGGTTCCCGAGCTGTATGGAAGCGCGACGCGTGACCGGGATTACGTCGATTCATGACTGCATTTCGGGCCGCCAGAGTACGGCTGGCGGCTATGGGTGGCGCTACCAGCGCGATTTCGGGGAGGCTGCCTGATGCTCCGCCAGCGCTCCCAGCCATTCCGCTCAAGCAAGTGGCTCTCAGCGGTACACAAGATCGAAAACTGCGTGCTCTGCGGCGCCTATGGCGTCCAGGCCGCACACATCAACGAAGGAAAGGGCATGAGCCAGAAGACAGACGACTGCCTTACCGCGGCCATCTGCCAAGGCTGCCACCACGAGCTGGACAACGGCAAGAAGTACACCCGCGATGAGCGCCGGGAGATTCTGCGTAAGGCGGTGCTCGACACCATCGCACAACTCGCCCGCATGGGGCTTATCGATGCGAAAAGGGGCGCCGCATGAAGACCTGCCCCGTAGACGCCACCCACAAGACCACCGGCTACAGCCCTGAGCAGACCCTGTACTGCCACGACTGCCGCAAGGAACACCCATGGCCGCTAAAGCCCGGCCAGATCCCCCTGATCGCAAACAACAGACAAGACAGGAAGCCGCAAGCATGACTCCAGAACTACAGGCCGTGATGGTCTTCACCTCTGCCTTCTTCCAGGTCTTCCTGTTGGGGCTCAACAGCAAGCTCCTGCGCGACGACAAGATCCCGGCAGGCTTCGTCGTGTCCTGGCTGATCACGCTCGCTCAATTCGCATACATCTGGTCGGTCGCCCATTCGCAGATCGATACGGTGCCGTTCCTGCTGATCTCCGGCCTGGGCGGCTCGCTGGGCATCACCTTCGCCCAGTACTTCTACCGCTGGTACGACCGCAAATTCCACCGCAAGGGAGCCGCAGCATGAGCCTCGCCGAAACCGCAATGTTGGACCCGCTGGTGAACGCTGACCGTGACGCGGCAGCAGGCCAGGCGACCAAGCCAACCAATCCGAAGGACATGATGGGCGTGATGAAAGCGCCAATGTCCACCGTCTCCGCTCCAGTCATGGCTGAAGTCGGCGTTGCGATGCTGGAAGGAGCTTTGAAGTACGGCCGGCACAACTACCGCGCCGTCGGCGTCCGTGCCTCGGTTTACTACGACGCCACCATGCGGCACCTGATGGACTGGTGGGAAGGGCAGGACATCGACCCTGATTCGGGCATGTCGCACATCACCAAGGCCATCACATCGTTGGTCGTCCTGCGTGACTCGATGATTCAGGGCAACTGGAGAGATGACCGCCCGCCGCATTCGCCTGAGTTCTACGCCGAGCTGAACCAGAAGGTCGCAGCGCTGCGTGAGAAGTACAGCGACCGTGACCCGGTGCATTACACCCAGGCGCACATGACAGAAGGATTCGGCCAGCAGAACACCATCGACTGCCGCAGCGCTGAGCAGAAGGCGGGCGCATGAAGATCTCGCGCATCGATGTGATTGGACAGAACGGAAACGATGGGGCGGCCTATGACGGGTTCGGTGCGGAATGGCTCGCACAATCTGGCCTGCTTGACGATGACGGAGCGACAGCTGATCGAAGCGGACAAGCAAGCGTGCTGGATCCGGTGGAAGTGTCACGGCCTGCCGGAGAAGGAGAAGCAGAGGCTCGGGCCGCAGCTGCTGGCAGCTGTTCCGGAGAGTGCGCGTCCTGCGGTTGTGGCAGCACTGAAGGCGAGGGGGAATAGATGACCGCAGCCAGACGCATGCAAGCCCTGGGGCGCCTCCCGGTCGGCCAGCTCAATAAGACCGAGGAGGCATACCGCCAACACCTAGAGGCCCGCAAGTTCGCCGGCGAGATCGCTTGGTATCGCTTCGAGGGAATCAAGCTGCGCCTGGCTGACAAGACGTTCTACACGCCCGACTTCGCCGTGATGCTCGCCGATGGCTCGATGGAGCTGCACGAGGTCAAGGGCTACTGGCAGGACGACGCTCGAGCAAAGACCAAGATCGCCGCCGACCAGTACCCGTTCCGCATCATCGCCGTAACCGCCAAGACCAAAAAGGCGGGCGGCGGCTGGGCAATTGAGGAGTTTTGAATGACCAACACTGCTGGGGTGAGATTGCAGGCTGGAGAGCGGTACTCAACGAAATATCCAGGCTACATCCGGCGCGCTGATGGCTCGCTGAGAAAGCCGTTCGAGCGACGTGATAAGCAGGACAGGCAGCGCTGCGCCAACCGCTACTACGACGAGATGCCATGCTCCGTCTGCTCGGCTGAGCACCTAGTGGACCGGAACAACAAGAAAACGCAGTCGCGATTTTTCTGCTCGGCGAAGTGCAGGGCTTTGGCGTTTGCCGCTCCAGATGGATCGAAGAAGAACAAGCGTGGGCGCACAGCAGACAGCCACATTCTTGTGAAGTGCGGGAATCATCCGGCAGCCAAAAAGGGCTTTGTTCCCGAACATCGGCTTGTAATGGAGTCGATGCTGGGCCGGTACCTGTCGCCGGAAGAGCGCGTTCACCACATCAACTGCATCAAGAGCGATAACCGGCCAGAGAACCTTGTTCTATGCAAGGACGACCGTGAGCACTTCCTGGCGCACGGATCCCTGAATAAATGCGTCGAGGCCCTAATAGAGGCCGGAGTCCTGCTGTTCGATCGGGAAGAAATGCAATACAGGGTCAACGCCGAGAGCCTTAAAGGCCAAGCGGTGGCCGACGCCATTTTGATCGCCCGTTTTGGGGCTAAAGGGGAGGCAGCCTGATGGCCGCACGCGACGAGAGACTATTGGCTTACGCAACCGACCGGCAGGCGGAGTATCTGGAGCACTACTGGCGCGAGGGGAGCATCAGGAAAGCGGCCAGCTCCCTCGGCATCCACTTCAACGCCGTGCACAAGGGCATCAAGGCGGTTCGGGCTAAGGCCACGCTGCAGGGCTACAACCCAGAGCACAACCTGGCGCGACCGGTTCCTGAGCCACTTCGCCTGCGCGGCACCTCCATGCTGTTCAAGCGCGGAGAAGAGCAGCCGGTTCTGGAATGGCACAAAACGACCGTAGACCAGGCGATGCTGGCTCAGACCATCGAGCGCTACGTCTCGTCTTTCCTCGAAGCTGCGCCGGTGCCGGTTATCGCGCCGCCGTCCACGGATCTTGATACCGACGTGATCCCATGGTTCCAGATCGGTGACGGCCACGTTGGGATGCTGGCCCACGCTGACGAGGTGGGCCACAACTTCGACCTGAAGATCGCCGAGCGCGAGCTGGTTACCGCCATGCACCGCCTTATCGATCGCGCGCCGGACTGTGAGCGCTGCGTGATTCAGGACATGGGCGACCTGACCCATTACCAGGACTTCACCGCCAAGAGCGAGTCCGGCCACGACTTCGACTATGACTCGCGCTACCCGAAGATGATCGACACCGCGGCCCGCATCATGCGATCCATCGTCGACAAGGCTCTATCGAAGTTCCAGTTCGTCGACGTCATCGTCAACCAGGGCAACCACTCCCGCTCGAATGACGTCTGGATGCGGGTATTCCTGCGCCACGTCTACCACAGCAACGAACGCCTGCATGTGCTTGACAACTCCTCCGTGTTCATTCCCTACCGGATGGGCAATACCTTCGTGATGTGCCACCACTCTGACAAGTGCCGGCCTGCGCAGCTCGCGCACGTCATGGCGACCGACTTCGCGAAGGACTGGGGAGAGTCGACCTATCGCTACATCGATATCGGCCACATCCACCACCGCATGCAGAGCAAGGAACATCCCGGCGTAACCGTCGAGTCGTGGAACCAGCTAGCGCCGGGTGACAAGTACGCCCATGACGGCGGCTGGCGGTCACGCGCGTGCCTGACCTGTGTACTGCGCTCGAAGACGTACGGCGAGAAGGGTCGGATCACGATCAGCGCCGAAGAAGTGAAAGACATCATCGACAAGGCCGTGCCGGGTGCTGAAGCACTCAAGCGCCGCGCTGTGTATTCGGTCTAAGGGGAGAGCGATATGAAGATGAACAGCGCGCGTCAACTCTGGCATGACGCCTACTACCAGCGCCGGGAATCGACCACTTCCTATGCCTTGGAGGTGGGAATGCTGCAGGCCAGCATCCAGAAGACCGAGAAGGACCGACGCACCGACGTGGCGCTCGATCAGGCGCTGTGCGGAATGGTCCAGTCGGTGATCGGTACGCTGCCGGCCAGCCTGCAGTGTTTCGGCCACTGGATGTACTCACCACTGGCCGACGACGATCATCGTGAGATCGCGGAGGAGCTGGTGTTCGCCATGGCCGCCGCCAAGCTGCCGCGCATGACCGAAGCCAAGCGCGAGAAGGCGCAGTACGTCGCCAAGGGCGTGCTCTACCGTTACCGCCGCCAGCATCAGGGAGGGCAGAGCTCGACGCCTGACCCGCTGCCGACCCCTGAGACCTTCCGCGCCTGGCTCTTCGACGAGTACGGCGTGCGCCTCTGCAGTGAGAACTGGACCCGTGAGTGGGAGTCACATATCGATGCGTTCTTCCAGGCCTGCAATGACATGGACAAGGCCGCTCTGGCACCGGTTTCTGGCCTGCTGTACCAGTGGAAAGAGGCGGCGTGAATGAGTGAGAAAAAGTCCTTGACTTCCCGTGCGGCTAGCTGCATGATTTCCCCATGCTGTAAATGCTCGCCCTGAGCGTTTCGGCTCTCTCAATTCGTGTTCGGGTTGAGTTATGCGTAGGGGTTTGTTTGGCGACAGCCCTACGCGTTTAAGGTATTGCTAGACATCCTACGGTTTAGTTTGGCGCTTGTTGGGTTCGGCCTCGTAAACTTAGCCCTTCAAAACGCCAGTTAGAGTTACGGAAAGCCCCAGCAGAAATGCCGGGGCTTTTTTGTTCCTGCCGACCGCTGTGTCGGTTTTTTTATGCCGATTCGAAAGCCAATCCGCGCTTCAGTCGGCAATCAAATACCAGTTTCGGGCGCTAAAGGCCGTTTGAATGGCTCGCCACCATGCGCCCAACCCAATCCCCGGCCTGCTTGCGATCGGCTACGCGCCACACGCAGCACACTGCGCGACCTGATAACAGGTATCGCCCCGTAGACGTGCGGGGAATCGGGCTCTACACCTTTCGGCCTCGCCTTGTGCGGGGCTTTTTTGTTATCGCACCCACTAGAGGAAGACGCGATGCCAACCAATGAAGCAGCACTCGAGCAAGAGATCCAAGCCAAAGGCCTGAATGCGCCGCGATTGACGCCAGCCCTGATCGATTCGGTGATTGCCAGCGAGCACTACTTCACTGCTGGCGACGGTTACGCCGGGGCGGCAGCGCTGAGCGTCGAGGAGGGCGGAACGATCGAACCGCCAGTGCAGTTGGACCTCCTGACCTTCTGCGTCTTGATCCTGAAGAACGGATTCACCGTGACAGGTGAGAGTGCATGCGCCTCGCCGGAGAACTTCAACGCCGAGATCGGCCGGAAGATCGCCCGCGACAACGCGCGCAACAAGATTTGGCTGCTGGAAGGCTACTTGCTCCGCCAGCGCCTGCACGAACAGGGCTAAGCCCGACCCTCTTCCGGCCCCATGCCTGCCTCCTTGCCCCGAGCGGATCGCACGCGCATGTGAGGCCGGACCAATCACCAACGAGACGAACCTATGCCCGACACCCACTCCGATGCCGGCCGCAATCAGGCCGAGCGCCTGGGTGCGCTGGAGCAGAACATGCGTCTCGCCCTGTGGCGCCTGGATCACTACGAGCAGAAGCACGAGACCATACCCCAGCGGGTCGACCGCCTGGAGCTGATCGCGCAGAACCAGTCCAAGCTGCTCGAAACCCTGTCCTCTGACGTAAAGGGGATGGGTATCAAGGTCATGTACGGCCTTGGGGCTGCAGGGGCAATCATTGCCGTTATCAATATGGTTGGGCCTCACATCCTGCGAGCGGTGATTTCATGAACCTGATCCCCGAATGGCGCAAGTGCTGGCGTCTGACCAGTGTGCAGCTCGCCATCCTCACCGCAGTGCTCAACGCAGCAGCCGGTGCATGGGTAGCGTTCGAGGGCCACATCAACCCAGTGGCATGGGCCAGCGTGAACATGGTCCTCGGCGTGGCTATGGCTATCGCCCGTGTGGTGTCGCAGCCGAAGGTGACTGGAGAGCAGAAGTGAGACGCCTACACGCCATCCTCCTGCTACTTCGCATCGCTCTATGCGTATGCCTGATGGTGGGGATGGAAGCGTGGAAGTGGGCTAGGCGAGAGTGGAAGGGGAAAGCGCACTGATGCCTGTCCGTCCTTCTCGCCTATGCATGGAGCCAGGATGCAAGAAGCCCTCAGTGCCGGGCTCACATCGCTGCCGGATCCATAAGGTAGAGGCGGGCCGGCGTAGGGCTGAAGACCGCAAGGACGTACATCGCGAGTACAACCAGCGACGGGATGAGTCAGACAGCTTCTACAAGACTGAGCGCTGGAAGAAGCTGAGCGCCTACTACCGAAAGCATCATCCTGTGTGTGAGTGCTGCAATGGCGCAGCAAGCGACATCACCGACCACATCAAGCCATACAAGACTCACCCGGAGCTTGGGCTTGACTGGGATAACCTCAGGGCCCTGTGTCGGCCCTGCCATAACCGAATCGGCGAGCGCGTAGGCCTAAAGGCGTATTCCAGCAGTCGGGGGTAGGGTGGGGTAGGGCGGGTTGAAAGTCTGACAAAAATCGGTTCCCGAACGACGGGGGGAGCCAAATTTTCACACCGTCAAAATTCACATTCCAAAATTTGAGGTAGCGACATGGCCCGTAAGCCAACCGCTCCGCACCTCAAGGTCCTGCAGGGCACAAGCCGACCGGATCGTGAAGTGCCGGACGCCCCTGAGTACGATTTGATCGAAGAATTCCCAGAGGCACCTATCCATCTGAATCCGGACGGCGCCGAGATGTGGAACCGCCTCGGACCGCAACTGGTCGCCGCGCGAGTGCTTCAGGTTGTTGACCTGTTCTCCCTTGAACAGCTGTGTTTCTCCTGGCAGCGGTTCCGCATGAAGGCCAAGGCCGGGATGGAAATGACGGCCGCCGAAGACACGGCGCTTAAAGCGCTGTTCTCTGAGTTTGGTATGACCCCGGCCAGCCGCCGCAAAGTGGCTTCTGGTGGAGAGAAGCCGGCGGGAAACAAGTTCGCGTCCAACGGACGACCACAGAAGGCATAGCGATATGGCAAACGGTCGCGATTACGTGAAGATCGCGACCGACTACGCTAAGGGCGCGATTGCTGACAAGAAGCGCAAGAAGCACGGCAAGCTGATCCGTCAGGCCGCTCAGCGGTTCCTCGATGATCTGAAACGTGCCAAGCGCAAAGACTGCCCGTTCATCTTCGATGCATGGCACGCGAACGACCCATGCGACTTCATTGAGAAGCTTCCGCACGTCGAAGGGAAGTGGGACAAGCCAGAGATCGTGATGCACCCGTCGCACGTCTTCTTCGTGGTGCAGTTGTTCGGATTTCGAAAACGTGAAGGGGCCGAAATAGAGGGTTGGGGTTACTTCCGGCCGCGCCGCTTCACCTCGGCTCTGTTTGCTGTTGCTCGGAAGAACGCGAAGTCCACGCTTTCATCCGGGATTCTCCTGTACTGCCAGTGCTGCGAGCCGGAAGAGGGCGCACAGGTAATCAGTGCTGCAACTACCTTTCCGCAAGCGTCGATCATCTTCAACACCGCAAAGCGGATGGTTGAGAAGACCGCAGACCTGCGGGAAGCATTTGGCCTCGAGGTTTGGGCAAAGGCAATTAGCCGAGCCGAGACTGGCGCAACCTTCAAGCCGATCCATGCCAAGGCTTCTACTCAAGATGGTCTGAACCCTTCGCATGTTGGCCTAGACGAGATTCACGCCCACAAGAGCGCCGATCTGCTCAACGTTCTGACGTCAGCCGCAGGTGCGCGCAGCAACCCGCTTTGGCTCTACACGACGACCGAAGGTTATACGAACCCTGGCCCCTGGGCAGAGCTTCGGATGTTCGCCAAGAAGTTGCTGTCTGGCCTGTTCGGCACCACTGCTGATCACTTCCTCGTGGTGTTCTACGCAGTTGACGAGGAAGACAAGTCGGCAGGCATCAAGGCGGACGAAGAATTCGACGAAAAGGTCTGGATCAAGGCCAATCCGCTGATGGACGTCAATCCGCACCTCATGGCGGCTATCCGCAAAGAGGCGGTAGAGGCGAAGCAGATGCCCTCAAAGCTGGCCGAGTTTCGTATCAAGCGACTCAATCGGCCGGCATCCACCGCTGATGGCTGGATTGACCTTACCAAATGGCAAGCGTGCGGCGGGCCAGTCGACCTTGAATGGCTACGTGGATATCCGTGCTGGGGCGGCCTTGACCTGGCCAGCACCGCGGACATGTGCTCCTTCCGATTGGTCTGGCTAGTTGACGGGGTTTATTACACCTACGGCTGGCGCTGGGCTCCGGAAAGCGCAGTCGCCTACCGAACTGAGCGGGGTACTGTTCCGTATCAGTCGTGGGTCGAATCCGGTCTGCTCAAGCAGACAGAGGGCAACGTCACCGACTATGGCGTAATCGAGAAAGACGTTTGCGCAATCTGCCAGGACTTCAACGTCCAGCTAATTGCCTATGACCGATGGAACGCAAGCGACCTAGTTAACCGGCTGGTCGAGGCTGAACTGCCAATGGTCGAGTTCATCCAGGGGCCGCGTTCCTATCACCCTGCTATGCAGACGTTAGAGCGCGCCTACATCTCCGGGAATCTTGCTCACGGCGGCGACCAGATTCTGAACTGGTGCGCCTCCAACCTGATTGCCAGGCGCGACGACAACTTGAACATGGCTCCGGACAAGAAGCGCAGCGCCGACAAGATCGACGACATGGCGGCGCTGTTGATGGCGATCGGGGTATCAACCGTCGAAACCGAAGAAGCGGATGACGACGATTTCATGAACGCAATACGGGACCCACTGATCGCATGAGCGCACTGACTGCATTTCTGCTGGCATCGCTGGCTGGCTTCGGCCTGCTGTGCGCGGGGGTCTGGATGCTGGCCGGCACCGCGTGGGCGCTGCTCGCCGGTTCTTGCTCCATGTTCTGCATTGCTGGATTTATCCGAAGAGGGATGACAGATGAATAAGTCCCTTCTGCGGACCATTTCTAGGTCTGCTAGCAGGCCGTCGGCTGGGCTGAGTGAATGGCTTGGCAAGACGATTCGGCTATCCGACGGGGCATTCTGGGGGCAGTTCGTCGGCGGGCAGTCAAGTTCAGGGAAAAGCGTAAGCGTTGATACTGCAATGCGGGTCTCAGCGGTGTGGGCTTGCGTTCGATTGATCGCTGAAACGATCGCAACGCTTCCGCTTGGCCTGTACCGTCGCCTTCCGGACGGCAGTCGTGAGATGGACACCAGTCACACTCTCTACAGCGTTCTGGCGGTTTCGCCTAACGAGCACATGAGCCCGGTGCAGTTTTGGGAGGCAATGCTTGCGAGCATGCTTCTGCGCGGCAATGCCTTTGCGCAGATACATCGGTCTGCTGGACGGGTAGTCGCGCTGAGCTTCTTGCTCCCGCACCGTATGCGGCTGGTCACTGAGAATGGGGTCATCCGGTACTTCTACAGCTTCAGCGATGGCGAGCGTGAGCTTCAATCCAGCGAAGTTCTTCACATCCCGGCGTTCTCGCTTGACGGACGAATCGGGCTGTCCCCGATCAGCTATGGCGCCGACATCATCGGATCGGCAATTTCGGCCGACGATGCAGCGAACGGGACCTTTAAGAACGGCATGATGCCGACGGTAGCTTTCAAGGTTGACCGGGTACTCAAGCCGGAGCAACGAGACGATTTCCGCAAATACGTAGAGACGGTGAGCGGCGCCATGAACGCCGGCAAGTCCCCTGTCCTTGAGGCTGGGGTGACGCCGGAGTCGATTGGCATCAATCCGGCCGACGCGCAACTGCTTGAGACGAGAAGCTGGAGCGTCGAGGAGGTTTGCCGGTTCTTCCGTGTTCCGCCTTGGATGGTCGGGCACACCGAGAAGAACACCAGCTGGGGATCTGGCCTTGAGCAACAGGTCATCGGCTTCCTGACGTTCTCCCTAAGTACCTGGTTGCGCCGCATCGAGAAGGCCGTACTCAAGCAACTGATGTCGCCAGGTGAGAGGCTTACGCACTACGCGGAGTTCGCTCTGGAAGGCCTATTGCGTGCTGATAGCGCGGCACGCGCCTCGTTCTACAGCACGATGGTCCAGAACGGGATCTACACCCGCGACGATTGCCGCGCCCGCGAAAACCTGCCGCGCCGCGGTGGGAATGCCGACGTGCTGACGGCGCAGACAAACATTGCACCACTCGACGCACTGGGGCAATCCAGCGACGGCCAGGCCGCACGCGCAGCCCTGCAGAACTGGCTAACCGCCGATCTCCCCAAGGAGTAATCCATGCAACTCAAAATCCAGGCTCGCGGCCTTCGCAGCGAGTTGAGCCCGCGTGCGCTCGAAAAGTGGAATCCGGCTATCCAGGCCGCAGTAGAAAGCACCTCTGACACCATCACCATCTATGGCGTGATCGGTGAGGACTGGTACGGCGATGGCGTCACCGTGAATCGGATTGACGCCGCCCTGCGCGCCATCGGTGAGCGAGACGTGACCGTTTATATCAACTCCCCGGGCGGCGACATGTTCGAGGGAATCGCCATCTACAACCGCCTGCGCGAGCACAGCCACAAGGTAACCACAAAGGTGCTCGGCATGGCGGCCAGCGCCGCCTCGATCATCTATCTCGCCGGCTCTGAGCGGCAGGTCGCTAGCAGCGCTTTCCTGATGATCCACAACTGCTGGACGGTGCTCGCCGGAAACCGCCACTACCTGCGCGACGTCGCCGACGACATGCAGGAATTCGACGCTGCCATGGCCGATCTGTACGCCGAAACGAGCGGGCAGCCAGTAGCGGACATGGCCGAGATGATGGATGACGAGACGTTCATCCGCGGCAAGCGCGCCGTCGAGCTTGGCTTGGCTACCGGACTCCTGTCTGCCGACGAGGTTGCTGAGCGCGATACCGAAGAGAGCCGGCAGAACAACGCGCTGAAAGCGATGGACGTGGCCCTGGCTAAGGCCGGGATTCCGAGGTCCGAGCGGCGCGAACTCTTCGCCAGTTTCAAGTCCAGTACGCCTCGCGCTGCTGGCGGGAGCACGCATAACGCTGCTCCGACCGACAAGCAGAACGCTGTCGCGCCTGACCTAACCGCGTCACTGAGCGCGGCAACCACTCTTCTCCAAACTCTGAAAGGTACCTGACCATGGACTTTGAAGCCCAGGTAAAAGAACTCAACTCCAGCCTGAAAGGCATCGGTGACCAGATCAAGGCGCAAGCCGAGGCCACCCAAAAGGAAATCGCCCGCACTGGCGAAATGCACGCTGAAACCCGCGTGAAGGTGGATGAGCTGCTTAGCAAGCAGGGTGAACTCTCTGCGCGCCTGCAGGAAGCTGAGCAGAAGCTGGTCAACGCCAGCAATGGCGGCCGCAATCAGGCTGAGCGGCAGAAGTCTGCCGGCGAGCTGGTAGTCGGCAGCGACCAGATGGAAGGCGTCAACGCATCCTTCCGTGGCTCCCGTCGCGTGTCTGTTCCGCGTGCAGCCATTACCTCCGCCCCGGCGTCTGGTGGCGCGCTGGTCGGCGCTGACCGTCGTCCTGAGATCATCATGCCGCCGGAGCGTCGCCTGACCATCCGCGATCTGATCGCACCCGGTACCACCGATAGCAACGCCATCGAATACGTCCGCGAAACCGGCTTCACCAACAACGCCGCCGCGGTCGCCGAGGGTGGCGCCAAGCCGTACTCGGATCTGGTGTTCGAGCTGGTCAACGCGCCGGTTCGCACTCTGGCTCACCTGTTTAAGGCAAGCCGCCAGATCCTCGACGACTCGTCTGCGCTGCAGAGCTACATCGATGCTCGCGCCCGCTACGGCCTGCTCACCGTCGAAGAGCAGCAGCTCCTGTACGGAAACGGCACTGGAGCCAACCTGCAGGGCCTGATGACACTGGCAGAAACCTATGCCGCTCCTGGCGGAATCGTGGTGACTGGCGAGCAGCGCATCGACCGCCTGCGCCTGGCGCTGCTGCAGGCCGAACTGTCCGAGTTCCCGGCTGACGGCATCGTCCTCAACCCGATCGACTGGGCGGCTATCGAGCTGACCAAGGACGGCGAAGGTCGCTACATCGTTGGTCAGCCACAGGAAGGCACCGCTGCCCGCCTGTGGAACCGTCCGGTTGTTGCAACCCAAGCCATGCAGCAAGACGAGTTCCTGACCGGTGCCTTCCGCCTCGGGGCTCAGATCTTCGACCGCATGGACGTCGAGATCCTGATCTCCACCGAGAACGACAAGGACTTCGAGAACAACATGGTGACCATCCGCGCCGAAGAGCGCCTGGCGTTCGCCGTGTATCGCCCGGAGGCCTTCGTGACTGGTGCTCTGACCGTCACTCCGTAAGCCACCAGAGGCGCCCCGCCTGGGGCGCCTTTCAGGAGGATGATTCATGGCTCGTCCAAGAAAGGTCGCCCCTGTGGCTGACACTTCCAGCGAAACGGCTAAAGCCGTCGCAAGCCCCGAGACAAATCCCTCGGAGGTCACCATCTACCCGCTGCGCTCCTACATGGATGCCGGCGAGATCAAACGTCGCGGAGGGCCAGGTTATACGGTCCCGAAGCGACACGCCGACGCCCTGATTGCTCAGCGCGTGGCAAGCACCACGAAGCCTGACGGCGACAAGTAAGGAGTCATCCCATGCCTATGCCGACTCTCGCAGACCTGAAAACGCACCTGCGTATTCGGCACACGCAGGAAGATGACGACCTGCAGATGAAGCTGGACGCGGCAATTGACCATGCCAGCCAGTTCATCGGGCGCCCGATCCCGTGGGCAGACGATGATGGCGCTGCGGTCGACGTTCCGCACAGCGTGCGGCTGGCGATCCTGATCATCGCTGCAGAGCTGTACGCAAACCGCGAGGAAGCTGTCGTAGGAGCTACCTACACCAAGATCCCGAAGGCAGAGAACATGCTGCACTTCTTTCGCGTGGGGCTTGGGGTATGAGAGCCGGTCGACTTGATACGCCGGCCGACCTGCTGAGGCTGGTCGCGGATGCGCGCCCATGTGTCGTGGATTGGTTCTGGATCGGCATCAGAGCGAAGGACTCCGGCGACGTCCAAGCGCCATCGGGCTTACGCAATCCTGGAAAGGTGGAAGTGCGGGCATGGTGGGATGATCGCCTGCAGATCGGACGATATCTCCGCGCAGGTGGCAGGCTGCTGCTGATCGATAGCGTACGAGACGTCACGGGCGATCGCGCCGAGGCCGTTATCACCTGTAGCGAGTTGGTAGGCCTTGCTGGCGAGTACCGCCCGCAGGACGGAATCCCGGTTCCGTGTCGGGTTCACATAACTCACGAAGCGCCGTATCGCGATGAAATGGGGCAGGTGACCGATTACCGAACCAAGGCTGAGGTTGCCCTGATTGAGGTTGGCCGGCCTCAAGTCGACGACCAACTGCTCATCGATGGCGCACGATACTCCGTGATTGCGTATGCCGATGAGACAGACGACGGTGTCGTTCGAGGCCTCTGGCTGGAGAAGGTCTGATGCAGATCAGGGTAGAGCTGCATGGTGTTGAGCTGGCCAAGGCTCGATTGGCTGAGGTCGGGCGCAAGATCGATCCGGCGCTTCGAGGTGCTCTCAACACAACCGGCACCAAGGCCAGAACAGAGCGTTACGTCAAGCCCATGAGCGGAACGGTTAAGCCGCAGCGCCTGCGCCGCGCGCTCAAGCTTAAGCGAGCAAGGCGAGGCCGGATGGAGTCCCGCATCATCCCGAGCAGCTCCGGCATCCTGGTCGTGGACTACCGGACGTGGGGCTATGAAGAAATCACCCCGACACGCGCACGGATATGGGTGCGCGGCCCGGGTGGCCGAAAGATTGCCGCCGGCTTCATCAACCCGTCGAGCCGCCACAAGCTCCCATGGATAACGCGAAGTAGCAGGACCAAGGGAGCAAAGACCTACGCCTACAAACGAGCGCTACAGCTCGCACAAGGGCCGTCTGCGGCCTACTGGTTCAAGCAGTTGAGCGGCGCTGACACGGTCAAATGGGTCAACGCATACCTGCTGCGAGAGTTCGAGCGGCGCATCAGCATCGAGATCGCCAAGGGGGCGCGATGACCAGAGGTACAGAGCTTTCTGCCGAGATCCTGAATCGCCTTGAGGCAATCAGTCCCGCCAATGACTACCACACCAAAGTCGAGCGCGTTTATGGCTTTGGAGAGCGCAAGCCAGACAAGGCGCCAATGCCTTACATCCTGGCCCGCATTGCGAGCGACGAGCTGGAAGAGACGGCTGGAACAACGGCCTCGCGGGCGGCGCGCTATGAGATCGAGGGCGTCATGCCAAGGTCCTCGTCATTGCAGGATCTCCAACTGCTGCATCACGACATTTTGAAGACCCTTGGCACTGGCCAGCTTCCGCACGTTCGGCCGCTCAAGAGTGGCTGGCCTTTTGAAGAGGCCGCCGAGTATGAGCCAGACATAGAGGGCAGTACGACGCGCAGTGTCACCAGCTCGATAACCATCCGGTACGTCGAGAAGTACTGACCTAAAACAAACCCAGCAACCCGCCATCGAGCGGGTTTTTTTTCACCCGGAGAAAACTCGCATGGCCAACTACGCATACATGGGCAAGGGCATCGTAAAGCTCGCCCCCGAAGGCGGCGGCACCGCGCGCGACGTGGGCAACGTGTCCGCGCTCAACTTCAACATCAACGAGAACATCATTCGTTTGCCGAACTACCGGACGGCTGGCGGCGGCACCTATGCGCAGGTGAACCGTATCGAGTCGGTCGAGTTCACGGCTACTCTGCACGACCTGAGCCCCGAAAACCTGGCGATGGTGTTGTTCGGTACTTCGACGGTCGTGGGCAACGTGGCCACCATCGAGGCGCTGACTACTGGCGCGCAGACCTTCGAGATGGTCTTCAACGGGGTCAACGAGGCCGCTACCGGCAAGACCGTGACCGTGACCGTGCACCGCGCCAAGATCGGCGCCGCTCAGGGCCTCGGATTCATCGGTGATGAGTTCGCCGCGCTAGAGATCACCGGAGAAGTGCTAATCGACACTGACATCACAGACGCCGGCCTGTCGCAGTTCTTCAAGGTCGAGATGGACACCATCGCCTAAGCGCCCGAGTCCAAGCCCATCGGTTCGGTGGGCTTTGGCGCGTGCGTTTTCAATCTTGCGTTGGTGATTTTTTTCGAGTGCGGGTGATTCGTTTCGATGCGGGACGTAGCTTGTCCGTTTCGGTGACCTTGCTGGGGATTTTTTGATGCAGCGACTCTACGGCCAAATTGCGCTGCTCCAGACGTAGGGATGCGATCTCGCGGGCTCTCTGCTCGATCTCCTGTGCAACTTTGGCTTGCAGGTCGGCCAATATCTCAACCATGCCCGGCATTGCCTTCTCGCGGATCTGATCCAGTCGCGCGGCGCGCTCGGCTGCGCTTTCGGCTGGCGTGAACGTGGATTCAAGGCGGGCGATGATCTCGGCATGCAGAGAGCGCGACCCCTGCTTCGCGGCCTGCTCCAGGCGTTCCCTCAGGTCTGAAGGCATGCGGATTGGGTAGGGGCTTATCGAATGGCGGTCTGTCATGGGCTGGCTCTGACTAAGTACGCAGTGAGTATGCGAAAAGAATCAGTTTGACTCAATGAATCCACTTGACTCATTGCCTTGATGAGTTAATATGAGTCCACGGTCGAGAGAAAGGAGGGCCTTATGAAGGAAGCACAGCGCGTCAATCCATTTCCGCTGCGGCTTGGACAGCCAGTTCGGGAGCGAGCCAAAGACGAGGCGAGCAAATACCGGCGCAGCCTTAACACTGAGCTGAGCTTGCTTATCGAGGAGGGCTTCAAGTGGCGGGAAATGCAGAGCAAGCAGGCGGTAGCCTAAAACGAAGAAGCCCCAGCGTGCAGGCCAGGGCTTCAGATGCGAACACATTTGGAAGGGAACGCGAGATGAATAATAGCACAGATGTATCTGTTGTCACCCCAGAGACAATTCCAGTGATCGCTCATTCCGGGCGACCGGTCGTAACAACGGCGCTGCTAGCAAGGCTATACGGAACAGAGGCGAAGCGAATTCAGAACAACTACATGCGGAACGCTGATCGCTTCGAGCAAGGCAAGCACTTCTTCAAGCTTGAAGGTAAAGAGCTGGCAAATTTGCGGCCCTCTTTGGGAGGGTCACAGATTTCGGCAAAAGCGCGCAGCCTGATGTTGTGGACCGAGCGGGGAGCGGCGCGCCACGCAAAAATGCTTGAGACGAACGAGGCGTGGGACGTATTCGAGAAAATGGAGGATTGCTACTTTGCTAAGGCTGAGCCGGAAACTCCTTTGCTGCAACGCTCCGGCCTGACCCCAGCCCAGCAGCGCCATGTTCAAAACCGAGTTTCCGAGCTGGCGTGCGGTGATCGAATGAAGTACGCCACGATCTACCGCAGCATCAAAGACCGATTCATGGTCGGTTCCTACAAGGATGTGCCAGAGTCTGAATATCCGGCGCTATGCATGATGCTGATGTGCGATCCACTGGAAGGCGAATGGATCGCAAGCGGAAAGAGCAAGGGCATGCAGTTGTCGGAGCGCGAAGTGCAGGCGCTCTACCTGATGATGAGTCACTACCACTTCGCCATGGAGTGGGCGATGAAGTCTGGAATCTACGCCATTGCGCGCATGACGGATTCAAGGCCGCTCTCGAACTTCAATGAGCACTTTTCAGAGATGGGCATGGGCTTTCGCACCCTGGACGAGCGCCGCGACGAGATTTATCGCATCTACAGTCAGCGCGGGGCGGGAGGCGGTTACGCAATGCAGGCCGCGAGTTAGGTATCAGCTCCACCCGGAACCCAGCCATGTGCTGGGTTTTGGCGCTGCCATCGTGATATGTTCCGCCTCAACTATGGGGAGGGAACCTTATGTACAGGTTGTTGTTGGCTGCGGTATGTATCGCCGCGGCCTCCGGTGCCAGCGCTGCTCAAGTGTTCAAGTGTGTTGGGGAGGACGGGAAAACCGCTTTTTCGGATCGTCCGTGCGCTGTAGGCGCCGAGCCTGTCACGGTCAAGGACAACCGAATAGGGGGCAGTTTCTCTCCTTCGGAGGAGTGGCTAGAGGTTGAAGAGCGCGGCCGCAAGGTAAGAGAGATTAACCGTCGCTACGACGCCGCATTGAGAAACCTTGAAAACGGGCCGTGCCGGGATTTCTCAAGCACTGATTTGCGCTCAATGATCATAGCCAATCAAGTCGTGGTTGGAATGAAGGCGTCTGACGCAACCCGTGCTTGGGGAGCTGCCACAAGCGTAAACGGATCACAGCACGCTTATCACTGGAATAAAGGTGGTTCCTCCTACTTCTACGTGAGTAATGGTTGCGTCCGCAGCATTCAGGGATCGTATAACGGGTAAGGAGAACCTGATGCAGTGTCCTAACTGCGGCTACGAGCCGACGCTGGCGGAAATGCAACACAGCCCTGATGATTGCGTGAAGTGCGGAATCAACTATCAGGGGTACGCAAGATCGTTGGAGCGCCGCGCCGAGGAAGATCGTGAGCGGCGGGCGAAGCTTGCTGCAATGGCCCCAGCTGTAAAGGAAGTCGCCCAGGCCTACGCCGGGGCTCAGCCGGTGGTTGTAGTCGATATCAAGATGGGCTTCTGGTCCATGGTGATATTCATGGTCAAGTGGGCCATCGCCGCAATTCCGGCCCTGCTGATTCTGTCGCTACTAGCTGGACTGGTTGCGTCGCTGGTAATCGCGGTTCCGAGCTTTTTCGAATACCGTGATCGCGCGCAGGCCAGTAGTGCTCAGGCGCGGACAGCTCAGCCAAGTTACGAATCAATTCCTGTTCTGTCTGACCCTGCCGGCCGGTACTTCTTGGTGGACATCGAGCGGGCCGGCTCAAACGTTGTGATCACGACCCGCAGAGACGGGAGTGCCGCGACAACTTACCTGAGGCGCTTTGTCGATTGTCGCGCCGGGACAAGCAAGTCTCTAGGGGAGTCCGAATCGCTGGACGACTTGGAGATCGCCGATTCGGAGCAACAGATTGCCCCGGTGGCTTATGGGTCGGCGGCATACTACATAGCCAGGCGTGCCTGCCAAGGCATACCAATAGCTCACCAATCGCTTCAATGACCCGCTCCGGCGGGTTTTTTATTGCCCGAAGGAAAGTCAATGTCAGAGCTACAGATCCTCTTCCCGGATGCCGTGTCGGTTCATTTGGGCGCGCGTGTCGTGCAGATCAGGCCAGTTCGGTTCTGCGATTTCGAGCTATTTGGCCGTGTCTCGCAATCTCTGATCGGACTATTGAAAGACCCTAGCATGGAGTGCATTGCCGGTTACTCAGCAAAACGGAGCGAGCTAAACGCTCTGCTGCGGAAAACAACTAGCCTCAGCGCTTTTTCCATCTGGCGTATGCCTGCGGCTGCTGCGGTTGAGCTTGCTGTCTGTGTGATCAAGGTCAATTCAGGTTTTTTCGATCAGGCCCTAGTGAATCTGGCGGGGGTTCTTCTTGGGCGGACGCAGCACAACAGCTGATCAGTGCCGGCCATCGATGGGCTGATCTGCAGCTTTACACGCTGCCGCAAATAGAGACGTTTCTGGAGTCCGTCTCTCGCATCGGTCGAGAGGACATGCGCGCGGCGATCATAGCGGGCCGTGTTGCGCAGGCTGATCAGAAGGGCTTCAAAGAATTCATGAAAGGGCTGCGCTGATGGCAAGCAAGATCACGACACAGCTGGTCATTGATGGCAAGAACACGGGTGCCAGCAAGGCAATCAAAGAGGTCGATGGCCAGCTTGGGAGCCTTTCTGCAACGGCGAAAAAGGCTGGCGCAGCGATTGCCGCAGCAATTTCAGTGGGCGCCATCACCAGCTGGGTGAAGGCTAGTATCGACGCAGCAGATGCGAACAGGAAGTCGGCTCAGTCTGCAGGCCTGGCAGTTGAGGAATACACAGCTCTCCAGTACGCGGCCAAGCTTGCCGGGGTGGAAGCAGGATCGCTCAACAGCGCGATGGCGCGGCTGAACCGGACTATTGCAGAAGCTGCTGTTGGCGGAAACAACCAAGAGGCCGCATTCACCAGGATTGGGATTGCAGTCAGGGATAGCGCAGGCAATCTCAAAACCGGCGACGTGATCCTTGCCGAGATTGCCGACAGATTCAAAGAGCTGCCAGATGGCGTGCAGAAGTCCGCCATCGCTATGGAGCTTTTTGGACGCTCCGGAACCCAGCTTATCCCTCTGCTGAACGGCGGCGCGGACGGCCTGGCTGATTTTCGGAAAGAAGCCGAAGCGCTAGGCCTCGTCATGAGCGACACGCAGGCTGCGCAGGCTGAAGTGTTCAATGACAACCTGACTCGGCTTGGCGAAGCTTCTAGCGGTGCAGCCAATCGTGTCGCCGGCGAGCTGCTGCCAAACCTCGTCGATCTATCCGATCTGCTGGTCGACCTGAACAAAGATGCCGGCGCGACCACTATCGTGGCCAACGTGCTTGGCGGCGCAGTGAAGGTTCTAGCATCCGCCGCGTTGATCGCTGGCAACGGCTTCGGCTCGCTCGGCCGCTTGATCGGTGCTGCCGCTGCCGCTGCGGTCTCTGCCTCAAGGGGTGAATTTGCCGAGGCGGCCGAGATTATGCGTCAGGTCAGCAGGGACAATGCGGAAGAGCAGGCCCTGATGATTGAGCGCGTCAAAGGGCTGTGGTCTGGCGCTGGAGAAGAGGCAGCGCGGGCCGCTGTTGAGCTGAAAAAGCAGCAGCGGCAGCTGGAGATCATTAGCAAAGGCACGGTCGACGCGCTTGTTTCCGACCAAAAGAAGCTGACGCAGGCGATTAAGGATCGGATACGCGAGGTTTCTGCCGCGGAGAATGCGGCAAACAAGGATCTCGAAAAGCTCAAGTCCGAGCGACTGAAGATTGAGCAGCGATACCAAGACGCCATCGCCGGTATGAATGCTGGCGGTGAATCGTCATATGGCGCCGCGCAGGCGCTGAAGGTCGGCGCGCGCGAGGCATTGCGTGCCGGTGACGTTGAAGGCGCCCAGGCGAAGGCCCAGGCCGCGCTGAAGATGCTGCAAGACCTCGCCGCTGCCGGTGAGAACACCTATGGCTTTGCCGGTTTCATCGGCGAGCTGCGGGACATTGAGCTGGCAGCCAACGATATCGAGCAGAGCCGCGCTGAGCAGAAGATCGCCGACATCAAGCAGGAGATGCTGAATCTCAAGTCCGCCGCAGCGGAGCTGGAGGACATGCCCGTCAGCGTGAAGATGGACGACGCCGCGCTTCAAGCTGTGCAGGCCCAGCTCGACAAGCTGGCCAGCAAAGAGATCATCATCAAGGTCGGCGCGCAGTACGACTTCAGTCAGCCCTACACACTGCAAGATCCCGGCCCGGCACCGCAGAAGTTCGCCTCGGGTGGCCTCATTCGTGGCCCTGGCACAGGCACCAGCGACAGCATCCCGGCGCTGCTCTCCAATGGCGAGTACGTCATCCGGGCGGCGGCCGTGCGCAAGCTGGGCAAGAACGCGCTCGACCTGCTCAACCGTGGCATCCCGATCCCTCGGTTTGCTGACGGAGGCATGGTCGGCACTGTCGCCAGTCTGGACACCAGCCCGCGCAATCTCGGATCGCTGGATATAAACCTCGGCGGCGACGTGTTCCAAGTGTTCGCTGACTCAGGTCAAGCAGATGGCATTCGCCTGGCCGCCAAGAAGTTCGGCCGCACTCACCGGAGTTAACCATGCCACAACCTCAAATCATGCTCGGCGGCGTGCCGATCGTGCTGCACGCTGGCGCGCCGATTTTGAGCGAGGAGCCCATCGGCGGCGAAACGTCGCTGCGGATGAGTGACGGCGCGCTGGTATCGATGACGCATTGGGAGCGGGTGTCCGGGACGATCAGCGGGAATGGCTGGATGCCCCCAGGGCTTCACGGTCTCGATTACAGCCAGCCGCTGGAGCTGCGATCCACCAAAGTGCAGAGCGTGACCGGCACCGGCCTGGCACACACGCTGCGCGGAACGCCGCGGCCAGATGTTGCGCCGTGGGCTCAGGCGCTGGTCGGTGACGATTGGGTCAATACGGCCTGCAGTGTCACCGATGGCGTCGCTACCGTGACGGCCGTCGCCGGCGCTGCGCTCTACCGCGTCTGCTGGATGCCCATCTACAGCGTGAAGGCCAAGCGGCCGTCAGAAACGCAAGATTCAGGATCCGCCAGCCATAGCTGGTCCATCACCTGGGAAGAAACCTAAATGCTCAACGCCTCGCCACTCAACGCCGTGCCGCTGAATGGCGTGACTGGCGCCGCTGTAGAGCCGGAGTACATCGTCCGCGGGCAGTCGTTCGTCTGGACGTTGCGGCTGATGGTGGGCGGGCTCAACCTCACGCCGATGCTCACCGGATCGGTCACCGTTGACCGGGAAGAGGGTGCGGCCGGCATCGCTGGCTTCGATCTGTTCATCGCGCCTGGCGTCGCCGTAGTGCCGCCAGACTGGAAAGGCCGGGCGGTATCGATCGACTACATCAGCACGAGCCAGGGCGAAACGACCGAGGCGCGCAAGTTCACCGGGCAGATCAGCCGCGCCGACTGGAACCCGGTCAATCGCATCCTGACCTGCGAATGCTCCGACCAGCTGCAGCAGCGGGTCGAGGGCATGACGATCGCGGCTATCGATGCGCTGGTTGGAGGGCGCTGGTCGGAAGACCTGTTCGAGCCGGTCGAGGGCCGCAGTCATTGGGACTATGCCCGGGAGCGCATGAGCACCCGCACCGCCAGCCTGGACTGTTCCGCTTACGGCGATCTGCGGGTGACGAGCTGGTACGCCACGGCGCCGCATTTCGTGTTTGGCCCGGGCACAACGCTCTATCAGCAGATCGACCTGCAGCAATCCGACCTTGAGGCGACGACCAACCGCGTCGAGATCGAATTCAGCTACCGCTATCCGCGCCTCTGGCAGCTGAACGAGGGCTACAGCTGGACTCACGTCAACGCTGGCGGCGGCCAGAGCGGGTTCTGTAACTGGCGCGTGTGGGCGACCGAGCTGCCTGACACCGACATGATCGAAAGATCAGTTTCGGACAGCGGCCAGCAGCTGCTCGGTGGCGTGGGCGGCTACAAGCTTCCGCTGTCTATGGCCAACCCATGCGGCGACGGCCAGGGCTGGGTCAACACCTTCGACAATCTCTGGCTATCAGCGTCGTTCACTGGCGCCCGACGCTGGGTGCAGACCGTAACCGAAAGTTACAAGCTGGTGCTGTCCACCGCTGCCGGCGAGTCAGAGCTGACTCGCATCGTTCAGCGCGCTGGCTACACCGTGTCGATCGAGCGCGATCAAGCAGAGAGCTGGGGCAGCGATCCGATCCGCGGTGGCGGAACTGGCAATCAAGACCTCTCCGACGAAGTCCGGCGCAGCAATGCCATCGCAACCGCGCTGCGTATTGGCCAGGCAATGATCGTCGGCGCTCACCGGGAGACGACGCTCAGCTGGGATGTCCCGACTAGTATGGCGATGGGCATCGACCTGTGGCACACGCTGGAGATAGCTGACCAGGGCGTTCACGCGGTCGGCAAATGCCGGCGCATCGTCCACCAGTTCGATCTTGGCAGCGGTGAAGCGATTACCTCGCTGAGCATTGCGATCATGCGCGGCGGCGGTGTCAGTGACGCGCTGGCTGTCCCTGCGCAACCAGATACAAGCCTGCCGCCGTTCACGTCGTCGGCTCAATTGCTGCTGGGCACCCAGCTCGGTGGCCGCCAGGTTGACCCGTACACGGGCTTCCCCATCGGTCCCTATGACGATGATCGGCCAGGCTTCTCGGGCAACTACGACACGAACGACAACATGCCGGCCGAGTTTTACCCGCGCCGATTCGACATCAATGCCCGCGAAATCGGTGCCGAGTATCGCGACGAGCGTACCGCCTCGGCCGAAGCGTTCTATCGCGTCGGCATCCCCAACGATTTGCTGGAGCTATGACCATGACCAATGAGGAACGGCGCCGCGCCTCCGGTGCGGCCATGGAAGCGAGCCGGAGGGCTAGCGGGGCTGCCATGACCGCGCGCCGGACGGGTAAGAGCGTGGCCGACGACATCCAGTCCCTGGTTCAGCCGCCGCGGCAGGCCAAGCCACTTCCTCGCATCGATCCGGTAGGTGCGTTGCCTGCACAGAAGGGGCGCGGCACGTCATCCGGCCCTGCGGCTGGTGGCGCTACCGGCGGCGGCATCGCCAGCCCTTTGACCGAGCAAACTGTCCAGGAGGCCGGTGTGGCCATCCCTGACCGCGAGTTCTGGCCGAACCAGATAATGACCTCGACGGATGGGTTGCGGGTTTGGGAGGTTCGCCCGATCCGCACCTGGCGATTTACCGACGCTGAGGGCAACCCCGTGGTGTTCAACATTGCCCAGCCAAAGCAGGACTTCGCATGATTGATCTACCGTCTGGCCTCGATGAGGTGGTCGCCTATGGATGGCCATGGCATGGGCGTATCCGTCGAGAAGGCGCGACGCAGGAGGTAACCCTGGCCAACGGCAGAAGCTTTCGCTGCGACTACGGCGGCTCGTACACCTACCTGTTCGACAGCGGCAAAGAGGACATCCAGTCGGATGCCATCGAGGCGCTGGGCGGGGCCTGGTGGGGTAATGCGATACTGCGCGGCGGGAATCTGGCGGGAACCCAACTGACCTGGGGGGGAGGGCTGCGCACCAGGCTGAATAACAGCACCTCCGAGCTCTTCGGGATGCCATTACTGATGGCTGGCGCGGGTACGCCATGGTTCGTCCGCTATTCGTTCGAAAACCTCACCCTGACGTTGTCTCTGCGTATCGGACTTGATGAGCGCGCCATCACCGTGCCTGTAACGCTCGGTGATCTCGGGCAAGGGGCCGGCCAGCCCAGCTACTATGCCCTGCAGACGACGGCGGTCAGCAACCCTCAGCGATTCCTGGTCAACGATGCGTTCCCTGGAAGCCATCAGCTGGAATTGCTCGACTTCAGGCAAAACCGCATGCTTCTCGGGGTCGTTGTCATCGCCGACTCCCGGGCGCCGGCGTACACGGAGGTCTACAGCGAGAACCCGCCAGCTACGGTCAATGGCCGCTGGCCCCGGTTCTATTCGGGGCTGATCGAGGTTGAGATCGGTCCCGATCTGCTTGACGTTGAAGACGCGGCTGACGCGGTGACCATTCGAGTCATTGAGGACCGCGCGTCGGCACTCGGCGCCCCGGTTCGCGAGCAACATGACGGTCCGGGCGGCATCATCCGCGATTACCTAGAACGCTGGACCCAAACCAGCGGCCTTGTCACAGCGTGGTATGAGGGCGACACGGTTCGAACAGCGCGGTTTGACCGGGTCCAGGAATGCACTCTGCGGCGCTGGATCCAGACCGACGAGCAGCAGCAAACGGTGATCGAGCAGCAGACGCGCACGCGGAGCACGCAGCTCCGGCTGCTGAACGATAGCGGCGTCGTCATCGACCAGATCGAGATGACCGAGATCCTCGAGGAGATCCAAACCAACGGATCACAGCTGCAGGTGCGCAGGACGGTTCAGGTATCGGGGCAACCGGACGACGTTACGGAGTCGTCCGTATTTACCGGCACCGCGAGCTTCGGCGGGCCATTTACCTGCTTCCCGCCCGGGCTCCACGGGGTGAACACCTGCGTCGCCTACATCTATTCGAACGGCGGACAGAACAGGCTGCGCGAGCAGGACATCAGGCTGATGTGGCTGTTGCCATATAGCAACCAGCTGGCTTGCCTGGCGTTCACCCGGGAGCCCTACGACTACCCGCCAAATAGCGATGCTATGCCAGTGCAAATCACGATCGGCCATTGCGTGAGTCCCACCGGGACAGTTGGCAGCACCTGGTCAGTGGCTGAAACACACTATCGGGGCGACAACCCTGGCGAGCGGTACTACCGCGGCTTCTTCCACTCCCCGTTTTCGCTCTACATGCGCGGCAGCTACAACCCCGTCACCGGCGAACTGGCCAGAAACGAACGAACCCGGCAATACAGCTGGGTCTAGAGGACCACCAATGAACTTCGTGAACAACTGGAGCCGGGATATCACCCTGGCGGCCGGCGCGACGGCGCTCGCCCTGGATTTGCCCGATGGCGAGTACCGGCTGACCATCTCCGATGGCAGCCGCTGGGAGATCGTCGGCGCAACGGTTACCGAAGGGCAGGCGCAGCTCACGCGCGGCCTGGAGGGGACCGACGAGCAGGATTGGCCGGATGGCAGCCTGATCTATTGCTCGATCACCGCTGGGCTGCTGGAGCAGTTCGCCGAAGGTGGCGGCGGTGGTGTGGTCATCGCCGACTCTGCCCCCATCGACACGCCAGCCGCTCCCGGCCAGCTCTATGTGTGGAACGGCGTAGCGGCGTACCTGGCCCTCTCGAACAATTCCCCCGAGGACTGGGTGGCGTTTGCAGGGCAAGGCTGGGACTGGGATTACGGCGTGGGCACAGGCTCGCCCGGGGTTGTCTATGACGTCGAGCGCGCCCCTCGCAAGATCAGCGTGACAACGCAAGGCGACCCGCTGCCCCCAGGGTTCCCCTCAACGCTCCGCCTTCCTGCTTGGCAGTCAACGCCGCGCGGCTGGGAGTTGACGATTCAGCCGGAAAGCATGGCGCTGAGCCTCGATTTCTCGCAAATGGCCGAAAGCCTGGAACTCAACGTCCTGGATTACGAAACCGGCACCACGGCGTCGATCGCTGGGCCGGTCGGTACCCTTCACACAAGCCAGCCCGTGACGGTGCGGATGGCGGAACTGGAGGTATTCGAGGGCGGCGTCTACGCATCCATCGAGCTGCGCCCGCACCGAGCGCCAACCAATTTCTTTCTGAGTTCGGAGTGACCATGCACCCCGCCAAGCTCGATCTGCACATCGTGCAGGGCTCGACCCTGCGCGACACCCTGCGGCTGATGCAGCCGCGCTACGAATACCGGCCCATCACCGCCCTCGGCGGGTCGCCGCTGCGCCTCACCGTCGATCACGGCTTGCCGGGCAACTGGCTGGCCTGGGTCGAGGGCGCCAATGGCATGCAGGGAGTGAACCGCTCCACCCGCGAGCGCCCGCACCGCGTCACGGTCGTGGACGCCTCCACGCTGGAGATCAACGCGCTCTCGGCGTTTGGCCTCAACCCCAGCGGCGGGCAGCTGATCTACAAACCCCCGGTAGACCTGACTGGCGCAACCGCCCGCATGCAGATTCGCGAGCAGGTCGGCGGCACTGTGCTGCTCGAGCTGACTACGGAGAACGGCGGCCTGGCCATCTCCGGCCCGGGCACGATCACCCGCACCCTGAGCGCCACCCAAACCGCGGCGCTGGCGTGGACCGAGGCCGTCTACGACATCGAAGTCCAGTACCCAGACGGCACCGTTCAGCGCTACCTGCAGGGAGCCGTCACCGTCAGTCGTGAGGTCACCGTATGAGCACCGTAGCAATCTGCGGTGACCCCGAGGTGCTGGTCATCGAGGCTGGCAGCGAATACGCCGTGGCGCTCGAGCCAGATGCTGAGACTGTCGTCGTCACGGCAGGGGAGCAGGGTCCGCCCGGGCGCAACGGAGTCGATGGCGCCGAGATCAGTCCCGACCCCGGCAACCAACTGGCCAACAGGCCCAACGGCCTATACGTCCCCCCGCATGAGTGGGAGATCAATCACTGGTAAACAGGAGGCCACATGGCCCAGGTCAAGTTCTACAAAGTCACCGCGCTGCCGGGCACGCTCGAGGCCAACGCGTTTTACTTCGTCGCCAACGGCAGCCACACCGAGAGCTACCTCACCGACAACGCAGGCGTTGCGCGCGGCATCGGCAACACTGCGATGATCAACGCGCTGATCGACCAGGCGCTGGCCAACTGGAGCGGCGCAGCCAGCACCGTTTCCATCGTGGCGGACATCGCCGCTCGTGATGCGCTGATCGCCACCCTCGAGGCCAACGCCATGATCCTCGTGGTGGACGCCAGTGCTGACCCAACCGTGACCTCTGGCTCTGCGCTCTACGCGTATGCCTTCGATACCGAGACGACCTACAAGATCGCCGAGTACGAATCCATGGACGTGGTGCTGCAGTGGAGCGACCTGCAGGGCGGGCCTACCAGCACGCCGGCGCAGATCGACAATGCCGTGAGCCTCGCCCACAGCCACACGAATAAGGCCACGCTCGACAAGCTGGGCGAGGACGCCGAGGGCCTGCTGTTCAACGGCGTAGGCGTGGGCAGCCGCTGGGCAACCACTAACTGGTGATCGCATGGCTATCGTCAAACACCACAAGGTCGTTGCGGCGCTGCCGTCGCCGCTCGAGGCTAATGCCATCTACTACGTCCGGGCCGGTGCCGGGTTCGACGTATTTGTCACCAACGCATCGGGCACACTTGTCGCGTATCCCGCGAACTACGCTCGCACCGATGACGCTCGCCTGGCCGACGCCCGTGAGTGGACGGCATCCACCGTCAGTCAGGCTGAAGCCGAAGCCGGCACAGCCACGACCCGCCGCGCCTGGACCGCTCAGCGCGTGTTCCAGGCCATCGCCGCCTGGTGGGCGGCCAGTGCGGCGAAAACCAAATTGGACGGCATCGCTACCGGCGCTACGGCGAACACCAACACCGACAGCCTGGCCGAGGGCGCGACGAACCTGTACCACACCGCGGCGCGCGTGCGCAGCGTAGTGCTGACCGGGCTCAGCCTAGCAACGAACGCAGCGATAGCCGCGACGGACACCGTGCTGTCATCGCTGGGCAAGCTGCAGGCGCAGATCACGGCGCTGGGCACGACGGTCAGCAACAAGGTCGACAAGGTTGCCGGTAAGCAACTCTCGACTGAGGACTACACGACCGCTGAGAAAGACAAGCTGGCCAGCCTGTCGCCGACGGGCACGTGGGTGCAGCTGACCCAGGCAGAGTACGACGCGCTGGTGACGAAAGACCCGAACACTCTGTACATCGTGGTGGGCTGAATGGCCCTGCTCAACGGTGCCGACAGCGTACTACTGGGGCTGTCGCAGGCAGACAAGGTGTACCTTGGTCCTACGTTAGTCTGGCAACGCGGCGGGGAGGTTGACCCGCTCTTAGCCCCAACAGGGCTGTCCGGTGAATACACCGAGCCTGAGCTTGTCGCCCCGAGCAACCTCCGGGGCGACTACACCTAACACTGACGGTGACACGATGCCAATTACCCTCACTTGGAATGACACCAACACGACGGAAACCGGGCACAAGGTTTATCGCAGCCTGTCGCCGATGGCCGTCGGTAGCTTACCGGCCGCAATTGCCACGCTGGGCGCCAACGTCACGAGTTACACTGACAGCGATGTCGTCGAGGGGCAGACCTACTACTACCGCGTGGCGGCAGTGCGGAACGCCAGCGAGGCAGTGTCCAGCGAGATTACAGTGCAGGCGGTTGCTGCGAACCTACTCGTCGCGCCTAGTGGGTTGGTGCTGGAGCTTGTACCTGGGGAAGTTGCATAAATCTGTGAGCTGTTATGTTCGCCCTGTACGTCGAATCAGGGAAAGCTAACTGATCAATTGCTGGAGCACCAACTAAATGACTGTCCGCTTAACTTGGGTCGACAATAACGTCGACGAAACGGGTCACCAGATATACCGCTCGACGAGCCCCATGGACCCTGCCGCACTGCCGGCACCAATCGCCACCCTGGCTGCCGACGTGACGACCTACGACGACACCACTGCGCCGGCTGACACCAACTGCTACTACCGCGTTGCGGCTGTGCGGAATGGCGAGCTGGCGGTGTCGAGTGAGTCGATGATCAACACAGCCGGTAATATTGATATACATTGGGACAATGTATTATTCCTTTCTCATATGGAAGGTTCAGTTATCGTAGATGAAAAGCTCAATCCAATTACCGGAGCTACAACTGCTATAAATAAGACTTCGGCCAAGTTTGGTACAGGCTGTTTTACGTCAAACTATGCAAACCAATTAGTCGTAAGTTCTAATAGTTTTGCAATTGGGGTAAGTCCGTACACAATAGAGGGTTGGCTACTACCGTCCCAAATTCCAACCAGTGACTTCAATCGTGTACTGTTTCATTTAAACAAAGATAATGTTAATGGTCAATCTAATCTGTATCTAGGATTGGCTGTTGGTGGAACTATGTATTTATTCACGACAGATGGCGTGGAAGGTAACGGTAAAGCAATATTGAACACGTCTCGATACTTTCATATCGCAGTTGTAAGGACCTCAACACAAATACTTCTATTTGTTGACGGTATATTGGATATGTCGGTAGACATAACTCCATCTTCCTACGCATCGAACAGTTTGAAAATTGGCGCAATGCCTTCAGGTAATCGACCCTTAGCAGGTCTAGTCGACGAAGTACGCTTTACCAAAGACGTTGCCCGCTACACCGCCGACTTCACACCGCCGACCAAGGCTTTCCCGAACGTCGGCCCGTGAGCTGACTTGCTATACATGGCGGTTGCCGCTACCCTCCGCACAAAGGAGGGCAGCTATGTCCGCTAATCTTTCGCTCGTATCCCCGATAGGTCCAGAGCTTCGACCGGAGTGGTCGATGCACCTGGTGATGGACGTCGCCTTGGGCACCAGCACCGACTCCATCCTAGAGTCGCATGACCTGCAGTACCACCAGTTTGAAGCGATCTGCAAGAGCCCGCAGTTTGCACTGCAGGTGGCAGACCTGCGCAAGCAGCTGGAGAAAGAAGGCGCCACGTTCCGCCTCAAGGCGCAGCTGCAGGCCGACTTCTACCTGACCCAGGTGCACGAGATGGTCATGGATAAGGAGATGGACCCGAAGGTGAGGGTTCGCCTTATCGAAGACGTGGCCCGGTGGGGTGGACTCGACGCGCCCGAGCAGACCGGCACCGGCAGCATTGTTCGGGAAGCTCTGGACGCAAAACAGAACATCTCGGCAGTGATTACAAAAGCCGCCACCGCGCAAACTTCACTGCTCACGGACGCTGGCCAGTACCAGCGTTTCACAAACGCCGGAGCCAGCACCTACACCATCGCGCCACAATCCTCGGTTGCATGGGCGGATAACACCGAACTAACGATTCGCCGGGCTGCCGCTGCAAACCTGACTCTGGTTGCTGGGTCGGGTGTGACACTCAACGCGCCAAGTGGCGGAACGCTCGTGCTGACCAACAACATGACCGTGACGCTCAAGCGGGTGGCCGCAAATGTCTGGGACGTGATCGGCCAAACGGTGGCAGCATGATGCCCGGCGTGGTGGCGGGGTTTCCTGTGGCATCCCGCTACACCATCACCGCCACATTCGCGACCTACCAGACCCTGACGACGGGCTACAGTCGTGGCCAGCAGGTCGATCAGCCCGGCCTATGCCAACGTCGACGGCGTAACCAATGCCGCCGGCGCGGCCGGGCAGATCGACCTGCTGGCCACGACGCAGGACGAAGCGACGCTCGCCTATTCACTCGAACTGGTCATCGTCGGCGGCTACACCCTAGCCAGCCTGCCATTCACGACCATGCGCGTAGCTGACGCCAACAACGTCACCTACAACAAGAGCAACGCAACGCTGACCGTATCGGGCGGCAAGACCACGCTGCGCTGGGCGAATGCTGCGCGGTTCTTCACGGGGTCGGCGGCTGTCGTGTTCGGGTAGCAAGCCTGTTACCACAGCCCCGCCAGTCGGGGCTTTTTATTGCCTGGAATAAAATCATGCACACATCACAGAGGGGGCTTGACCTGATCAAGTCCTTCGAGGGGCTGCGCCTGACTGCCTACGATGACGGCGTTGGCGTACAGACCATAGGCTACGGCCACACGAGGGGCGTGAAGCCCGGCATGACCATCACGGAAGAGCAGGCCGTCCAGTTCCTGCGCGAAGACCTTTACAGCGCGGAGCGTGACATTGACAGGCTGGTCACCGTGCATCTCTGTCAGCACCAGTTCGATGCACTGGCATCACTGGTATTCAACATCGGCGGGACTGCATTCCGCGACTCGACGCTGCTGCGCAAGCTCAACGCAGGAGACTATGCCGGGGCAGCCGCGCAGTTTGATCGCTGGGTGCATGGTGGCGGGAAGATCCTGCCGGGCCTGGTCCGCCGCCGCGCTGCAGAGCGTGCGCTGTTCGAGGAGGCGTGATGCTGAATTTCGTCCCATCGCAGTACAAGCTGATCGCTCTGGCTGCCGCTGTGCTTGCGCTGATGGCCCTTTCGGCTATGTGTGCGTGGCAGTGGCAGGCGAACAGCTACGAACGCCAGATAAGCGATATACGGGGCGAGTATGCCGAGGCCGCACGCCAAGCCGAAGCCAGGGCCCGATCCGAAGAACAACGCCGCCAGACTGCTATCGAGGGGATACGCCGTGACGCACAGGAAAAGATTGCGGCAGTTGCCGCTGATGCTGCTGCCGCTGATGGCGCTGCTGGCCGGCTGCGCGCACGAGTTGCCCAGCTATCACGCCGACCCGCCAGCTGTGCCGGTGCTGCCGATGGAGGCGAGGCAACCGACCCCGCCCGCGATCTGCTTGCCGTCATGCTCAGTCGGATTGATGAGGCTTCGGGAGGAGTTGCTGAATTTGCCGATCGAAGCCGAGCAGCAGGACTGACCTGCCAGGTTTCGTATGAAGCTTTGAAGGGGAATTGAGATTGCCCGGACGGGCTGAGATAGGGGAAATTCCTTCCCCAAAACGCAAACGTAAGTGTTTGATTCTGTTGGCGCGGGAGATCGCGCAAAAGAGCGTATTTCTGAGCGTGAAAACTGGCTGGAAGCCGCGCGGCACTAGGCGTTGAGCCTGATCCGTGCGGCGTCCCAGGCTTTGATTCCGTATAGGCACAACCGCTGATCGGGTTCGGACATGGGCGACTCTCCAAGGCTCCTGCAAAACTGGACGGCGGATTATGCCACGGCTTGCCTGCCGATGGTCGCGAAGCACGGGGTCAATGCCGGTATTGCCAGGCCCGTGACCGCGTGGTTGCACGCGGTTCAGCCTCGTCCGGCTGCACCCAGGGCCTGCTCAATGGCCCGCAAGTCCTGCGGGCGAACCACGCGTCCCAGCTCCTGGCCCTTGCTCAGCAGAATCAGCGTAGGCCACAACTTGACCCGGAACGAACGTCCCAGCGGCCGCCCCGGACCATCTTCAATCTTCAGATGGGTGATGCCTGACCGGTCCGCCAGCGCCTTGCCGATCAGCGGTTGGGCGGCGCGGCAGTGGCCGCACCAGGCCGTGCCGAACTCCAGCAGCACGGGGCCTTCCAGCGCGTCCACGTCAGCGCGGCTTGGTTCGATGTTCGCGTAGTGCTCGGTCATTTCCAC